GTAGTTTTAGGTGGTTTACCGCCAAGTATACGAATAACAAAAGAAACAAAAGACAGCCCTAAACACAGAGCCGTGTACTTTAGTACGAATCTTAGGTATTTCTTTAAGTTTTTGTAATATCCCATTGCGGTGAAATTAGTTGCAGAATTGCCCTGCAAAGATACGGCACAAAAGATAAACATTTACCCATAATCCCTTTATTTACAGTGTGTCCACGGTACACATACCCCTAAAACAAACACAAAGAACAGCCTAAAATATTGTTATATCCTTGTTTAATACCAACAAATGTGTTAAATTCTTAACAAATAGGGGAATACCATTGACAATGTCGAAAATAATCACTACCTTTGCAGCAACCCTAATATTAAAAGACGACAGATTCAGGAGTCTTTTCAACTAAACACGACGGGTTTTCCAACAGACAAACCTCGCTCGTAACACATCTCTTCACAATTAGCCCATATTATACCCTTACGTGCGCACCTCGTTAGAACAGATTCTACCTCGTTACGCAGACAAGTATAATTCCCCCTCTGTGGGCTTATCTTTTTCACAGGTAGGCTAACGCCCCATAAAAATGAAAAAAGCCCCCTGATGTAAAATTTAGAGGGTTATAAAGAATGTTTGGATGGTTATAAGGAATATTTGGAGTGTTATAAGGAATGTGGGGATTATACATACATACAGACGAATCGCAAGCAAAACCGAAACGCATCCCGAAACCCATGCCCCGTGACCGAAGGGAACGACCCTAAAACCTTTTAGCTTTTTGTTCAGCCATTAGACTGACAGACTCAATCCATAGGAGTGTTTTGTTGGAGGGTAGGAGGATTAGAGGAGGGTTATAGGGGATGAGGGGATTCTCAACCCCCCACTTTTTCAACCATACCATAGCACTCAACACGGGGTTAACTTACTCACGTCCTATCTGCATTCCGCCAATGCAACCCGCCATAGCGCTCCGATTGGGTCATTCTACGAGTCTATGCGAGTCTATCTTACAAGATAAAATGTGGGCAATCCATGATAAAATATGGGCATTGTAGTCTATAGGTCGGTTCAATGTTTACGGGGTCTCCCGTTGGTTGGTCTGTGCTGATATTGGGTGAAATCGTTATGGTACAATCGTACACTTCTAAAAATATGCGTTTTTGTTCTCTATCCCAATGTTTATAGGGGTTAAGGTTTTAGGTTTTCGATTAAAGGGTAGGTCGGGGACAATACTCTGTTATCCCTTGGTTTTATTGGGGTTGAGGGGCATTGGCTTTGGTTCGCCACGGCTCTTTATACATAACCAATACGAGTCAAGTCCTTTTTTAGGGGAAATGGAGATGTTCCACGGCTCTAGCCCTTTGTCAGTCTGCGTTCCACGGGTTATCAACAAGGTGAAAAAAAATTCAAATAATCTTTAACTCATTGAGGGAGAGAGGGTTTAGCTCTTGTCAAGTCTTTTTGGGAAAATTTCTTGATTTGGGGTTCTCCAAAAAAAAATTAAAAAAAGTTTTAGGGGAAAATGGGTACTGAAAATCAAGCAGTTACGAGGCTCTCTTCGCGGGTATCATTATAGGGATTTTTGAGGGGGAAAATTTTATTTGGCTCGTATCACATTTCTGCCCCATATTGCGAATGTCAAACGGAAAGGGGGTAACCCTAGATGAGTAACACATAGAAAGTCTTCCGTTAATGAGAGTGGAAATCGAAAGACCACGAAACGAGTTCAACTGAACTGCCTCTAAGAAACGACCGCTTCGATAGTCACTAGACGGGGATTGCATCCCCACGGAGGTTCACCCAAGACTGAGAGTAGCAATCGCTACGGCACATCTGCAACTCAGTTACAAGCCCTCCCAACGAACGCTGAACAGACCTAGAGTCCCTCGGGACAAGACGCACATTGATACTGCGAGAGGGTCGAGAGTAAGCAACGGAACAAGTCAAAACATCGAATCGAGCAAGTCCCTTACAATATCGGGTAGAGTCTGCGTAACCGAGGTAGCGCCCCAAAATGACTCGTTGGAACACCATTCAACCCTAGACGATACGGAAACACTTGTAACCCATTCCCGTGGGGTGAGTTGTAGAGCATTCAGCGTTACGTAGAGTATGCAGATTGTGACTACCCAAGGGAGAGCGAGACTCCCCACCCCACCTAACCCGAGCCGACCACGGCTCACAAATTGAATGATTATGACTAATTCAGCGAAATTGATGGAATCTCTAGAGGTAGCGGGTGCTAACATCAACCAACAACCATTGGTAGTTCTAAAGGCTAACCCATACCTAGGTAAGTTCATCCTCAAGCAAAGCGATGTAAAGCTAAGTCTAGGAAGACCCGTAATCGAGACAACTCTTCACGATGCGGAAAGCGGTATGAAGATATTCACTGCTAGAGATGAGGATGCTGAGACCTTAGCATCAGCGAAATACGCTTTTACTGAGATGGAGTTCAACTGCATCCAAGATGCTATAGACAAGGCTAAAGCCAAAACCAAAGCGGTAGTAGATACGCTAGGATACTTAGAGTAATCCACCAAGCATATATGGTATTCAGCGGGGTTCGATTCCCCGCTATGCTACTAACCGACCCGACCACGGGTCACAAATTCAATTGTTATGAATATTATTTCATGCCCATCAGCACTCATTGGATGCAATGAGTCTAATTTCAATCTAATCACCAAGGACGTAGCGGTGGTTAAATTTCCTTGCAAGGATACATATATCCTATACAACAAGGAGCAACAGACCTACGGGGTCTTTGATAACGAGACCGATGAGTTGATATCCATAGGGTACAAAGGTCACGGATGCGTTATATTCGATAACCGATATTTCGGCAGAGATGAGTTCATCATCATAGAGACAATCTACAGAATGTCTCTCTAAGCATATATGGTACAACGGGAGGTTCGAGTCCTCCCTATGCTACTAACCGAGCCACCACGGCTCACAAATCCGATTGATTATGAATTTTTCAATGAATTTTATGACCCGCCAACTTGTACGTGCAAGAGGCATAGTGAACAACCGCATCGAGGCGGTAGAGTCCGACCTAACTAACGGGCTGAATGGAGGTCAAAGTCTGTCGCAGAAGTACGAAGAGATAGGCATTCTGTTAGCCTTGAAACTTAGACTAAAGAAGTCTATCAAGGAAACGGCAGAAGAAGGGCACACTCGTAACTACCTAACGCTACCTATAGCTGAGTTAGAAATGCTTGAGTTGTTGGTTGAGTCCAAGAAGTTGCAGATGGTTGCAAAGGTAGGCGAGATGGACTACGAGGCATCTCCCGATGAGATACAAGAGTTAGCTGATTTCTTCAGTATGGGTGTGATTATCAGCAAAATTCAATAGCTGACCCCTAATTTCACAAAGGGTAGTGGCTGACTGCAACAAGGTCAGCACCGACATCGTGGTCGGGCTACCCACTAACCGACCCACCACGGGTCACAAAACTGAATTGCTATGGCTAAGGTCACAAGAAGTACGGCGGGTGCAAACTTCCTCGCCAACAAGGATAAATTCAACGCAGAGTTCGTTGAGTTCAATGTCAATGAAAGACTCGTAGGTCGTGCAGAGCGCAAAGCCATGAAGCAAAGACTTGCAGAGTACAACAGAATGAAAAATGCCCCAAAGACCCCCGTGACTGCGGGATTCGTTGAGGTGAAGTCTAACCTTAAATTTGCTTACGGAGTATGAGTGTTACTTTGAATACAATGATAGCCAAAGACCTATTCAATCTATGTGTTGATGGCGGTGCAAGTGTGTTAGGGAAGTTCGAGAATGACCGAGGTCAGCGTTTGCGTTTCTACGAGCACCCAATCTATGGGGAGGATTGCCCTATAATCGTAGCGTTCATAGACTACGGAGTTGCGTTCAACTCTACGTTCTATGATTTGCACGATATGACACAAAAGAACTGCGATGTTGTTTCCGTTGAGACTTGCATCAAGTTTGGGTTTGACCCTAATGCGGATGCGGACTACGTGCCGAGATACGTTGATGGGTATATGTTTTGTAAGTATGAAGAAAATGAAGATTGATTATGGATGGTTTTACTAAGAATGTTGTCGCTTACTTGTTTTGTTGCGTAGCATCGTTTCTGTCTTTTGTAGTGGCGTACTGCGGTCACCCACCATTTTTTTTGCTTAGTCTATTTAGCTTTGCTTGTAGCTTTTGTATTTTGTTGAACTCTAAAATGAATGAGAATGAGTGAAGTTGTTGAAGTGAGAGACAATGTCTCTGTGAGATTTGCTTTCGGGCAGAACCAAAAAGTAGACCTTGGTAGAGCGGTCTATATGGTGTATAGCCACGAGGATGTTTACCACCCTCAGCTACTGAAAGTCTTCCATAGATTGGAGGATGCCGTTGAGTATGCGAGTGCTTACGTTGAAGACAGAACGGACTCGTATTCTTGGATGGACTTCGAGATGCTCATCTATCAAGAGATGATTGCATTCGACTCCCATCTGCACGAGTTCGATGGCGATGACGATGAGGAATAGACTCATAAGGGTAAATGGTTGTCGAGTGTTCACTATCACTTGGCTCTGCGGGGTTCGATTCCCCGCTACCTTACAAGTTTAACCGACCCTACCACGGGTCACAAAATTGAATAACTATGGCTCGATTTGTAGCAGATGTTTGGGCACTTGCCCGATTGGAATTGAATCTTCAAGGATTCGAGATTATTGAAATGGCTTCCAAAAGCCAAGACTTATTCCGTAAGGCGGGAATCAACACCGCATCAACGGGTAAGATGAGTACGGGACAAGCCGTGAAGAAGATAGAGGCGGGTAGTAAATCCCACCCTATGGAAAGAGGAGGAGGCGAGGGAGTTGATTTGATTTTCGCTCTGCGTGATTCGGATGGTACGTTAGCCGTGTATAGCCAAGATAAACCAAGCGGAGTTCAATACGATTGGGATTTACTTACCGAGGGTAAGGAATTTGGATGGTCTATAAAATCGGATGTCATTTCAAGATTCCGCTTTAGCCATCATCAGCTATTCGGAGTTAGAGGAAAGATGTACAGATTCGAGGAGAAAGGAACAGAATTAAAAACGCAGACCGAGTCTGCACAAACCACAAAGAGTATGGGACAACAGACTGACCCCTCAGCGCTAATTGCTCAAGCGCTTGAAATGATGAGCAAAGGTGGTTCAATTGATGAGTCTCAAGTGGAGGCTATTGTTGAGCGCAAGTTGAAAGCGGTTCAGCCACTCAAGGTTGAGGTCGTATCTGCTACGTCTACCAAGCGAGTCGAGATGGCTCACAAGAGTTTCGCTGATGGCGTTGCGCTCTTGGGCTTAGGCAAGAATATCGCCTTAATTGGCGAGGCGGGTAGCGGTAAGTCTTTCGGGGCTATCCAAATGGCTCAGTCGTTAGACTTAGACTACGTAGTTGAGTCTTGTCACGGCAAGATGCAGTCATTCGATTTGGTCGGGGCTATGTCTCCAACCACGGGTAGCTACATCAGCACCAAGCTACGGGATGCCTACGAGAATGGTAAGGTTCTCATCCTCGATGAGTTTGACCGCTCCAACACGGAGACCACTATCGCATTGAACGGAGTGTTAGCGGGTGATTGCTACGGATTTCCCGATGGGATGGTGACTCGCCACAAGGACTTCCGAGTGATTGCTTGTCAAAACACATTCGGAACGGGAGCATCCAAGACCTACGCATCAGCTAAGGCTCAAGATGGCTCTACGCTGACTCGATTCACTCGATTAGAGTGGAACATAGATGCTCACTTAGAGAGAGCTATCTGTGGTCACAACGATGTCACACGAGCGGTGCAGATGGTTCGCAAGAATGCTAAGGATAACGGCTACGACCAAATCCTTATCACTCCTCGCCAATGTATGGATGCTAACCAAATGGTTGATGCCCTTGGGTGGGATTTGAAAAAGGCTATCAACTTCTCTTGTCTCAATGGCTTGGCTGATGATATCAAGAAGAGATTACTCAATGGAGTGTCTCTCTAAGGCGTTCACTATCACGCTGAGGGTGCATGGTGTAAGAGGGGGTTCGACTCCCCCTCACCCCACTACTAATCGAGTCTACCACGACTCACAAATAGATTGCTTATGCGATATGAAATCAAAGGGAAACTATGCAAGACCCACACCACGTTCAGCGAGTTCGTTGAGATGTCCAACAGAGAGGACTTAGTCTACGAGAGTTCGGATGCAAGAACGGGAGCAAGAGATAGTTTCTACGGGAACATCAAGTCTTACCAAGAGATGTACGATGCTTGTTACAATGGTATGGGCGTTAAGAAGATGCTTAAGGCTCGTGCAGACCTCAACAACTTAATGAACCACGAGGTTGAAGAGCCACGCAAGGCTATCGTTGGAGAGACCCTAAACGTAGGGGCTTACTGCGCGGGTAATCCTCACCACTTCTACAAAGACGCTGATGAGTACGGAAGGCCACGGGTACACATAGTCTATAGCACTAATGCGGTAGCGGATGTTAGGTCTTCTCAGTTCACGAGACACGGGGCATCAATCTGTGCTTTGGTTGACCAACTTGGTGAGCAAGTCGATGTGAAGATTAGCCTGTACATCACAAACAAATGGGTTTTCGGTGGTAATGGTTGTCAAATCGTTACTATCAAAGACTACGAGGATGTAATTGACGTGCCCCGTGTGTCAGCTACGGCTCATCCAAGTTTCTTCCGTAGAATAGGTTTTGCTTGGTTCGAGAATGCAGACAAGCTAATCCAAAAGGGATTAGGAACGGGTACGGGAGGCTCGTACACAGGTAGTGACAGACCTTACGTAATCAAGGACGATGAGTTCATGGATTGGGTTGGAATCGAGAAAGGAGAGATGATGATTGACTTTCCCGCTCCCGATGAATACCAATTCAAAGATGATGAGGGTACTGCTTATTGGCTGAAACAATCTACCAAGAAGATTGAGAAAGCGGTTGAGGAGGAAAGTAGTATCTGTAAATTATTCGGATTATGATTTATTTAGACTTGGCGGTGGGCATCGTGCAAACGATGTTCGCCTTTAGTATTTTAGGACAAGCAACGCTGACTGCGGTGTTGCTAATTATAAACTCGTTAAAAAGTAAAAAAGATGAGTAAGGATTTGACTTTTGCAATTGTCCTTGAGGACAATACGCTAACAGACTTGACCACCCGATTGGTGGGTGAGTTGGTTACTATGGGGCTTATTACTGATTACAATTTCTCGGAAACGGAAACGGAAATCGAGGCTCATAATGTGATAATGGACTTTCTTCAAAATGAGATAAGTGTATTAAAAGCACAGACTGATGAGTGATGGAAAGTTAGCACGGATAAATGGTTGGAGAGTCGTGCCTCCAACAGACAAGACCCATGAGTACAGGCTAACGGGTTTTACCTTAGGTAACAAGGTGGAGGTAGTCTGTTGTGCAAATGGACAGAGATTTGATACAATGCTAATACACAAGAATAAATTATGAGAGATTTTATCGTGGGCACACTTATACTATCGAGCGGAGCGTGGGCATCGCTCGGGTTCTACAACAGAGATTTCGGGATGCTAATTATAGGAGCGATGTTTTCGCTACTTCTTCTGCTCTTTGTTGTTGGTGAGTTCATCTACAAAAGATGGATTCTAAGTAGACTACCTAAGTTCGTAGCTATCAGCTACGGAGATGAGTGGTTCTTGAGAGATGAGCGTGGTGTTATGCACCAATCATACAGAAAAGAGGTCAGCGACCTAATGTTAAGTGGACAAGTAACTAAATTTGAATAGCATGCTAGTAGCAACTGCAATCATTTCATTCGTAGCTAACACAGGAGTGTTGGCTTATGTAGGTTATCAAAGCGGTAACCAAGTATCAACTTTAAAAGCAAGGAGCAATGCCCGTAAATAAAGAGATATGGTTCGCTTACCGAGGCGTACAAGATGCGGGTTACTTCAATGTGTTTGACCCAAGGGCGAGAGCGTTGGCTAACGAAGTCAACGATATGAATATCACAAAAGAACAATGGACTTTTGTTATTACTAATTACGATAAATTAAAAGAGACCTATGAGTAGTCTAGTTGATGTGCGAGAACTTCCGATGCACACAAAAATGGAAGTAGCGGTTGGACACGCTTTTGATGTCCTAAACGGAAAGGTCAACTCTGTTTTGTTTGACTCGGATGCTCAACCACTTGATGAGGCAGAGCGTTCATTCTACCTAATCTCTCCCGACACTATGGTTGTCGTAGAGGGTGCTGAGGAAATTCGCAACATCATCGAGGAGGACTTCAAGTTTATCCAAGGTCGTGATGTGAAGTTACTAATCAACAGACTCTCCGAGAATGTGGTTGGTATTGCAGTCTGTCACTTTGATAAAGATTGCTTGAGTGTGTCTTCCTACAAGGGCGAGGAAGAGTAGACCCTATAGTATGGAGGGCGGTGTGTAGCAGACCGCTCTCTGTACTTAATGATTAACCGCTACATCTTAAACAACAACTTTAATTCATATTCAAATGAACAATTCAATTATTTTCAAGTTTGGCTCACTAAAATTAGTAGGAACGCAAAAGGCTGATGGTAGCACTTTCAAGGTGTTTTGGGACGGCATATACCAAGAGTTAATCACATCCAAGGAGAAAGACTTAGATGTTGCCTCGGAGCGTGTTACTGAGCAGTTAATGGGTGTTATACTTTAACACCAAAGAGAGATGAGCAACACAACATCTTGGGGAGGAATCCCTTATAGCAGAGACTACTACATAGAGTTAGCAGAACTGCAAGACTTTGAGATGGTTAATCAGCTATTGGCTTATGCGATTGCTGAGTCCGAGTCTACGATAGAATACTACGTTAGTGTAGCTGACACGGAAGGTTACTTCTCGGAATCCGATGCTTGTTCGTACGGAGACCTTACAAGGGATATAGCTTACTCGGATATGGTGGATGACATCACCGAGACATTCCAAAAGGCTAACAGACTCGATTCAGTTCAGTCTGTTAATGATTTATACAAGAGTAAATTCAAGGACATCACCTTGCTTACTCCTTACGTGTTTGAAGAACTGATGGAAGAGATATCAAGCAACGTCGGTTTAGTGGTAGACTTAGAGCCTTGGGGCTAATAATAGGGGCGGGTTCGAATCCCGCTCTACCACCTCAGTAGAATGTTCACTATCAACATTCTCACCCTCAGCGACCCCGACTAAAGTGGTTTTATAAATTCGGGATAGAGGGTAACAATATTTATTCACCAATTTTAACTCAGTTGTTATGATTAACACTAAAGAAAAGACCTTAGAGTATTGGCTCGGAGAAAGGTTAAAGAAGAGCGGAGAGGTTTCGCAGAGCGCAAAACTAAGAAACAGACTTGATGCTTGGTTCATCAAGAAAGGATTCAAACCAATTCACATAGCGTATAGTGAAAACTTCTCGGAGTATTACAACAACACGACTTCACAAGTAATCTCTGTGAATGAGATAGACTACTTTGATGATAGTCTGTTAAGTAGTAACTCTTGGGTTTTGGCGCACGGATTCCTTATGCCGTATAATGCTCTATACGACTTTGGCGTTATGTGGGAGATTCGTGAAAAGTCTTACACAGATGTAGATAACTCAACTGAACGGCAGTTGATTGACACTTTAGAATTATTAATTGAAAATGGAATAGCTTATGAACTTTGATGACATTATGAGTGGGGGACTCACACCCAAGTCAAGAATGGGAGAAAACATAACCGATATATTCGGTGTTGACTCGGACTTCGCAATGAAGACAACGAGGGATTTAGTCAAGCTAACAACTGACACGGAATCTACTGATGCTGACATCATTCAGTCTGCATTGGCGATGTGTGAAACCAAGGAAGAGTTGGCTGTTGTCTTGCACTTACACACTAAAACTTTGGTTAGCAAAATGGCTGACCAATTCGAGGAAGCAAGTGCGCTCTTAGAGGATACTAAGGATGTCCTTGAATCGTTGGGAGAAGATGTCTTGATGAGATACGCTGAAGGAATGATGCAGAAACTCATGGAGAGAATGGGCGGTAGTCTTGACGACTTAAACTTAGATGAAGAGTAGTTACTTAGTAACTCACACGTGCACGTGTACGCACTATATCATATACCATTGTAGAGAGAGTAGCATATATGCTACTACTCTCTCTACTTAACTATTAATAATCACATTATGAAAGTATTTGTAATAAAATTACTAACCCCTAACAGAAGAACGGGAGGATTCATCTCCGATGTCGTTGGGGTTTTTGACATTGAGTCTGTTGCTTTTGAGGAATCCGAAAGGATTGACAACGAACAGAAAGAAGATTGGGGTGATGGAGGATTTACTACTATCGAGCCATTCGAATTAAATGAATCGACCTTATGAGTAGAATGCACAACCTAAGGGTAGATACCTACAAAGTAACAGAATGCACATCTGTTAACTTAATCTCCTATGAAGATGACCTTGGTTCTACTAAGGTTATGATGGAAGGAGAGACATACTATTCCGTTGAGGGTAACATTGCAGTTATGTCTGTGATGGATGAACAGACCATAGAGATATGGGATGAACGTGCTGAGAAAGGCATTGAGAACTTATTGTTTACGGATTATGAATCTGTAAGTAAGTATTGGGGTGATATAAAAGTGATATACAATTTAAACGAGAGAAAATGACAGAATCAAATGTTTATGGGGTCTTGATAGACCCTATTAATGGAGTGACCATCAAAGAATTCGGTGGAGAGATTGGATTAGATGAGATGTATTCAGCAATCGATTGCGAATACGTTGAGCTATCAGTCCTAACCGATGAGCTAGACCTATGGGTCGATGAGGAAGGATTCATCAACGGAGCAACACAGAGGGTTGGAGTGTTCCAAGTTCAAGATGCGGATGGCGAGAGACTCGGTCAGCCAATGTATGCGGGTAAGGGTCTTATCCTTGCCTCCGACAACGAAGGTCGCATTGTAGGTCTAACGAAAGAACGGGCAGAGGCTATAGTCGGTAGCTTAATGTTTCAAACATCTATGTCTCTATGATAACAGAATCAACCAATGGAGAATTTATTTTTACGTTGCCTTGTTTTAGGGCAACATTTCATTTATATTAATTTAAACAACTTCAATTTATGAGTAAACTTCAAACTGCTTTAATCAAGGTTCAATCGGAACTAAAAGCACCTAAGAACCAAAGAAACAACTTTGGGAAGTACAACTACCGCTCTGCTGAGGACATTCTCGAGGCGGTTAAACCTTTGCTATCTGCAAACGGATTGACAATGACAATCACGGACTCTGCTGAAGAGCTAGGCGGTATGGTGGTTATCACCTCTACTGCAACGATTACAGATGGTACTGACTCTGTTTCCTCATCTGCTCAAGCGGGTGTTGACCCTAACAGAAAAGGTATGGACATTGCTCAGTCATTCGGCTCATCGAGTTCTTATGCTCGTAAGTATGCAATGAACGGACTTCTTCTTATCGATGATACTAAGGATGCTGATGCTACCAATACTCACGGACAGACTGCCTCAAGCAGACCCGCAACGTCTCAAGGCGATGATGGTGATTGGTTCTCGAAAGCCATTGAATATATAAAGAACGCTAACGACAAGAACCAAGCGTTCGAGTTAGTCAAGAACAAGTACGGAGCAACTGCAAGTGAAAAGCAGATTGGCGCACTAAAGAAGTTCGTTAAGTAATGCAGTTCGCACAAGCAATACAAGAGAAAACGGGGAAGGGGTATGTATCCGCTTCCTCGTTGAAGTATGCTATCACGGGTAGCAAAGACTTCGATATGATGGCTTGGGAACTCAATATGAAAGGAGAACTCAAGAAGACTTCTAAGGCGTTCACATTCGGTGGATTCTTTGATAGTCTGTTGTTAACTCCCAATGAAACTTGGGACAGATACGTTGTCTTAAAGGATGATGAGATTTGTGAAGAGATTGGCGGTAAGAACCCTCGTGCTACTAAGCGTTACAAAGAATGGAAAGCAGAGCAGATGGGTGACAAGGAGTTAATCACACAAGTCGAGTACAATGTAGCTAAGGTTATGTGCCGTAGGTTACGCAACTCCGAGGTCGTTGACCACGACACGGGAGAGATTGTAAAGCTAGACAGATTCATTCAAGGCAATGCTCAACAAGAGTTTAACACTTGGATTGGAGATGTGCCCGTACGAGGCTTCTTAGATGTCTTGGGCGATGGATTCATTACCGATGTCAAGACTTCATCACGTAGTCTGTCTCAGTTCAAGTGGGATGTTCGTGACTACAACTACGACCTACAAGCGTGGATGTACTGCGAGGTCTACGGAACTAAAGACTTCTATTGGTTAGTACAGACTAAAGACAAACCTTATACTTGTGGTCTGTTCAAAGCTACTGATGAGACTCTTGCTAACGGAGAGCGCAAGTTCTACGATGCGGTTGGAAACATCAGTAATTGGTTAGTGGAAGAACCTAAAGACACATCAACATTTGCCGTACAAGGCTCAATTTAAAATCAAGTAAGTATGAATATGTTTAGACTTAGGTTAGTGCTGAGGACACTTAAAAGAACCCTCAACAAAGTTATCTATGGTAGACACAAGGTCAACTATAATAACTCTACGCTCCTTTTCTTGGAGTCGGCTATGGAGAATATGTATGGAGTAGACTTAAACGTCCCGCAACACGGACACAAAGAAGTGCAACTCAAAAGATTCTTTATTAACTTCTTAGTCGCAGAAACAGATTGGAGCGTAATGGAAATCAGCAGAAGATTTAACTCTGCGGGTATCATAGCCAATGGATTATCGAGAAGAACTATGCAGTATTACGTCAACTCTCACGCAGACGAACTGAAAGAAATTTCTCCTAATTCAGTAACTTACGCAAGAGCATACAGAACATTCACAAAAACTTTAATTTCAATTCTTTAAATTATGAGCAATCAAAATCAAAACTATCAAAACGACCCATTAGTAGGATTCACTAACGCACCACGTGTTGAGTTACGAATCTCATTCACAGAGGCAGAACTCAATGACCTCAAGCAGTATCTAACGGGCAAGGACACCAAGCGTGTGTACTTAACAATCAAGTCGGGTGAGAAGAAAGACAAGAGCGGTACATACAACATCTGCTCAGTCTACGACCCGAACAAAGGTCAAGGCACTCAAGCATCTCAGCAGTTTGCACAGAGCCAAGGCGCACCCGCACCGAGCCAAGCAAACAACACGAATTCGGATGACTTACCATTCTAAGTCGCAGACTTAATAACTACATCAGCCTCGCTCCATCGGAGCGGGGCTTTTTAATGCAGAGGATGGTCAATGTGGTTCGACTCCACGCTCTTGCCCTAATTTTAAATTCAATCACAAATGAAAAAGCTATTATTACTTAGTCTGTTTGTTGTTTTACCAAGCGAATTAAACACAACAGAAGAGGTCTACCTTGAATCAAAAAGAAACGAACTTGACTCTACTTCAGTCATTAAAACAAACCACTAAAATATTTAACTATGACAGATTCAATAAGTGCAATATTTCTACTCATAGTCTTGGCTTATTGCTTAGACAAACTAACTTCGCTAATAGAATAACTATGAAAGCACTAACCAAAGTATTAGCTATGCACCTTTACTCGGAAGGTATGGGTGAGGTTAGCGAGATAACAGACACGACCTTTTGGATTGAAGGTCAACGCAAGAACAAGGTTGAGGTTTACGGAACTCACTTAGGCAGAGAAATTAATCTGTCAAATTGTTGTTTATGTGCGGATTTTTTATTACTATCTCTTTTCGACAAAACGGGTGACAACGTAATCCTAATGAAGACAAGCGAAGTAAAAGACAGACTAAAAGACAATCAAATATCCTTAGTGGATATGGCTGAGATTATAGTTTATCGATGGCAAGTAGAATTTTTACCAACAAAAGAATAAAACCAAAGAGAATGAATGAGCAAGAGAAAGTCACAAAGATTCTATTTGCCTTGATGGTATTTACAATTGTGCGTCTAGCCTTTATTGTTATTGGATTAATGTATGTCTATGCACACCCTACAATAAGTTTAAGATAAAATTATGAATAGAATACCAAGTTATCCAAGTGCAACAAAAGCAGTTTTTATAGGAATAATTATAGCATTGATTTTATACTTTGTGATGCTGAATCTAATTTCCTACAACCCCCAATAAACACCCTACAATAAGTTTAAGATAAAATTATGGAATGGATAATATAGAAATTAAAAAAACAAGTATTGGAAAAGTAGGATTCTTTTTTAATAGCGATGAAGAAAAAACACATAGAATTGGTAGACTTGTATCAGTTACGCAAAACGGGAATTGTCAAGATGAAGATGGTTGCTATTATGACAATTTTACACCAATGAAAAGAGCTGATTTGTTAGAATGTATTGATTTGGAATTTTTCTCTTAGTTGTACATAAGACGAGTGTATGGCACGTTGCAACCACTAACTTAAATTAAAAAGATATGAATTGGATTAAGAGATTACTTGGATTGAAACCTAAAGAGCAATGTGCTATACACAATGTTAGCAAACGTTTTTGTGTTAAGTATGTTGTTGATGGGAATTTAGCATTAGAATACAGTTGGTTTTGTGATGCTACAAATGAAGCTATGGCAAGATACGATTTTTGGGATAATCATAATGGATTATATCACGATATAATTTCTGTAAATGTTTGCTAACCCCCAATAAACACCATAAACTAATTTAAAACCAAAGAGAGATGAAAATGACAAACGAAGAGATTTACGAGAGAGTAATGGGACACAAGCCAAATAAAGATTTTGGCATTAAGGGTTCATTTAGTTGGAATGATATAAACGCTTTGATGAATGAGGCAAAGAGAGATGAGTGAGAGAGAAAAAGCCACAAAGATTCTATTTGCCTTGATGGTATTTACAATCTGCACTTTAGCACTAATCGTATTAGCATTGATGTACGTATACGCTCACCCTACAATTAATTTATAACCCTTTAAAACCAAAGAAAATGGACAGAGAGTTAGCAAATAACATACTCCGAAACGGAGGTAGCGGACAAGCGGGAATGATTAGTTTCACCCGATGTAATCAAGAAACCATAGACAATATAGAGGCTATGGGCAACGAGCAACTTGAATTAGAGATGAGGTCTGCTTATTGGATGACGTATGTATACGGGCAGTTTTCAATAGCAGACTTGCAGTATGTTGAATTATTAGCCTTAGAGTTAGACTCAAGAGGTTGGACAGAGACAGATTGGGATAAGTTTAACGAATGGGCAGATGATGAAAAGATTAAATTCGATGAGAGCCAAGAAGACTCAATGGGTTCTTTTGAAGTTGATAGTGAATCCGAAGAACCTTTATCTCTTTAGACCATGGGCAGAAGGAAGATGATTTACGACTCTATAGTTAGGGTTAAGTTCAAGAAGACAGCTAAAGCAAAAGGTTGGACTGAGAGAGAATTAAATACGGTGAGTGTATGTGAAACTCCAATAGAATTCAACTCAACTCCACGAGCCTTAGAGGGACTCAAGCAGATGGTATTCGATAAGAAGTCTGTCGGTTTTAGAACCAAGGGAAACTTTGTAGTTGTAGAGGTAAAGGAAAAGAAACCAATTAGTGAAAGTTTTTATTACTATGATTAAATTAACAGACAAGATAATATCCGAGTTCTTTCCGAGGGACAATCGGTTTCTCCACTTTGTAGCCAAGAAGCACGGACAATTCTTCATAAACGAAGATGATGTTGAACGTGCGTCTTTCTACGCTTTGGAATACATACTCAAGAAGCGAGGCGAGGAGTTTGAGAATATGTCTCATGTAAACTCGTTGGCTGAATGGGCTTTTCGTGGTGCTATTTCTAGGATGATATCCTACAACCAAGCACAGAAGAGAGATGTCGAGGTTTACTCCGAGTCGGACTTCTATGCAGACCATGATGATGCAAGAAGCGTTATGGACAATCTGTTCGAGATGCAACCCGAATTGGATACGCTACTGACAGATGCAAAGCAATGCTTGGAGGACAAGGATTACGACATCATTAAGATGATAACCCTTGGGTACAATATGGTCGAGATTGGAGAGAAGTACAATCAAAGTGCAGAATCCATAAGACAAAGAAAAATCAAAGTTATTAAGCAATTAAGAGTTTATTATGAAATTGACAAGAGAACTGATAGAGTCAATGGCGAGAGTCTACGAAAAAGAATACAACGTAAATCCTCTAAAAAAGAGAAGGTACAAAGAAGTCGTGCTGAGTCGGCAATCGATTATCTCTATTCTAAAGAAAAGGTTTTCGCTGAGTGAGTCGCACTTATCCAATCTGTTTGAGTGCGATAGAGCAACGATATATCATTCTGTGTACACAGTAGAAGAACAAATCAAGCTAAGAAGCACAGACTACGTTCAGTCTATTGAGAGATGGATTCCAATAATCGAAGAGTTCGAGGAACAGATGAAGAGCGTATCGGTAAGTGTAAATGCAAACACAACCGAAGAAATCATCTTGGGATTACTATCAAAACATACGGCAGAAGAACGTGAGGAACTCTTATCTAACATAACAAATCAGTTATAACATGACAAACGAAGAAAGGAAAGCCACTCCTATATTTCAAGGGGTGTTGCGTTATTTCCCAAACGCTTTAAGGGAAGTGTCTCGATGCAGTCTTGCATCAAACAAACAACACAATGGAGACGCTCCCGTTTATTGGGATATGGAAAAATCTAAAGACGAACTTGGTTCTTTGACAAGACACCTTGTAGATTTAGCATCGGGCGAAGAGTACGATGAAGATGGTACACTCAATCTAGCCAAGATAGCTTGGAGGGCGTTAGGCGCACTAGAAAGACATCTGCAAGGAGATGAATCATTCGAAGGAGAAAACTTTTATAAAGAACTAAAACAAACGACAGATGGCGAAGAAAACAGAACCGAGGGTAACGATGTTCGAGAGCGTGTTCAAGACGGACAAGCCTTACCACATAACACTTACTACCGCACTACAACGAATAGCAGACGGGTCGAGCAAGGAAACGATTGAGAAGGTTCGTGAAGGCGATAAGAAAGCAAAGACAGATTTGCCCGTTGTTTTATTTTCGGGAGAGTTTACTGCTCGTGAAGATGACCAAATCATATCTCATAGCGGATTAGTAGTCTTAGACTTCGACCATATCGATGTCGAGGCTTACAAGAACATTCTATGTACTGACGACCACATACTTGCGTGTTGGGTTTCACCAAGTGGTGATGGACTCAAGGCGTTGGTTCGCATCAGCAACCCCGAAAGACATCGTGACCACTTCCGTGCGTTGCAACAATACTTTGACAAGCAGTACAACTTAGAACTCGATTCTTCGGGGGCTAATGAGTCTCGTGCTTGTTTCGAGTCTTGGGATGAGCACATCTGCATCAAGGAAGATGCACAGACCTTTGGCGGGATGCTTTCGGATGAGGGTGCTACCAAGAATGCTAACGCTACAATCCTAGAAGGAGAGTTTACAGATTATCAAAAACTCAACATCGCTTGTCGTATGATTCGTACGGCACAAGACGGAGAGAAACACTCTGTTCTTTTAAAGGCATCTGTACTTGTCGGTGGTTACATCGGAGCGGGTCGCATAGAAGAGCAAGAAGCTATCCGTGTACTTGAGCGTGAGATTGCACGGCACGATGTTGACTCAATGGAGACGGCTCGTAACACTATTCGTGACGGAGTCGAACAAGGTAAGCAGTTGCCTATCCGTGAGGTTATGGATGTTGAGAATGAGGTTCAGCGTGAGCAACTCATTGAATCTACAGATATGTCATTCATCTCATCCGATGATGAAGACTTGGCGTGGATTAACGCACTTGCAGAAGGTAAACTTCAGTTAGGTTTAGATACGGGTAATGAAGCCCTTGACGAACACTTCCGATACAAGAAGGATTTCTTTATCTTTAATGGACACTCCAACGTAGGTAAGACTACAATGGCTCTGTACTTAATGGTAAACTCATCTATGCGACACGGGTGGAAGTGGCTGATATACTCAGCAGAAAACAAGACCGCATCAATCAAATCTAAACTGATGCAGTTTGCGGGTAATCGCAGGCTTGAGTCTATGTCTTATCACGAACGCAAGTTCTTGTACGAGTGGGTTAACGAACACTTCGTTGTCATTAGCAACAAGCAAGTGTACACATACTACGACTTGATTATATTCGCTGAGAAGATGATGAAGAACGGAGGAATTGATGCGATGTTCATTGACCCTTATAACTCATTGAAGATTGACTTGAGTGGTCGTAACCAAATCGGTGTACACCAATACCACTACGAGGCAGCGAGTGAATTCCTAACCTTTGCTAACAAGCACGACATTGCGCTATGGCTCAACACTCACGCAGTTACTGAAGCACAGAGAAGAAAAGGTCAAGACGGATTACCCGTAGCGCCATTCGCTGAAGACACAGAAGGTGGTGGTCTTTTCGTGAATCGTGCAGATTCATTCGCCACATTTCACAGAAAAATTCAGCACCCCGAGCCACATTGGAGAAGAACGATGGAGTTTCACATGAGAAAGGTTCGTGAGGTTGAGACGGGCGGTAGACCTACTCCATTTTTAGAGCCTCTGTACTTCGAGTTGAATGGCACGATGACGGGATTCTCAATCAACGGGCAATATTTATTTCAAGATTTGTTCACTACAAAGAATAGTAGCCAACAACAAGAAATAAAACCGCCACAAGACTTGTCTAACGTGTTTTAATTGTTTATCTTTATAGTTATGAGAAGTTATAACAGAAAACGCAAGACAGGTGCAGTCAATAGCAAGAAGAAAGTTATAGACGGGATTACGTTTGCATCTAGCCTAGAGGCTTATACTTACGCTAAACTAAAGGAGGTTGGCATTGATTTTAAATATGAGGGCGAATCTTTCGAGGTTCTGCCCTCGTTTAAGTTTAAGGGGAAATACTTATCCTCTTCGCCAAAAAAGAAAGAGTTAGCAGACAAAAGCAGCAAGGTGGTACGAGCAATAACGTATACGCCCGACTTCGTTGGAGAAGATTGGGTAATAGAATGCAAGGGATTCATTCCAAGTAATCACTCGTTTCCACTTAGATGGAAGCTGTTCTTAAAGATTGCTGACAAGAGAGGCTTTGATGTCTATATGCCTAAGAATCAAAAACAAGTAGACGAAGTTATTAAATCAATTCAAGAAAAAGGATGGACATTGGGAATTTAGAAATGTTTCAAAGAGAAACAACAGAAAGAATCTACAAGTTGGTAGACGAGTTAACATTGCTTACGGGTAACACAGACTTAAACATGGTCGACTTCGAGATAAAGCGAATACGCAAAGCTATAGAGGTCGAGACAGAAGCAATACTTGAGTCTGTAAAAGAATATCACGGAATTTAAAAACAAACAATATGGCTAAAAGATTTGAAAGTCAAGAAGACCTTGACAGAGAAAAGAAAGCTATAGACTTGTTCGTTAGAGGTGCTGAAGGATTCTTCCCTAGAAAGATGCCTCCTTTCGAGATAGACTTTGCTATAGCTAGTAGAAAAGAGGGCAACAGAAATGTAGCCTACGTTGAAATCAAAGGAGTGAAGAAGGTTGAGTCTGTTCATGATGAACACAACCCCGTTGTATCGGTAAAAAAGTTAGCATCCTTACAGAAGTATGTTAACGAGCGCAAGTGCCCTACCTATGTTGTATGGGCATATTCCGATGGAATTAAGTATGCTAACCTTATGGACTTGAAGGGAGTTATTCTTTGGAGCGGTCAGTTAATTAAAAGAGAAGGTTCTGCCAATGACCACGAACTAATGTTCATCAACACAGACACTAACTTTAAAATCAAAACATTTAATTAAATCAAATGAAAAATTCAGAAATCAGACCACGTTTAAGTGGAGCTAAGAAAGCAAATCACGAGTACTTCAACAACGGAGAAAACAGAGTATTGGTTATCGGTGATATCCATGCGCCATTCGACCTTGATGGTTATCTAGACCATTGTAAGGAGACTTACGAGCGATACAATTGTAACAAGGTTGTATTCATTGGAGACGTAATCGACAATCACTATTCCTCGTACCACGAGACTGATGCCAACGGCATGGGCGGTGCAGACGAACTTGAGTTTGCGATTGACAGACTGAAGCCTTACTACGACGCTTTTCCCGAAGCAGTAGTTCTGTGGGGTAACCACGATAGAATTATTATGCGTAAAGCACAGACTAGCGGTCTACCAAGCCAATGGCTCAAGGACATCAATCAAGTGTTAGGCACACCTAAGTGGGAGTTTGTGATGGACTACTACCTAGATGGTGTACGATACACACATGGAGATGGTTCGGGCAAAGCCAAAACGGCTTGTGTTCGTGATATGCAGTCTACGGTAACGGGACACTACCATACAGATTTCTATGTTAACTACCACGTTGGTGCTAACACCCGTGTGTTTGGCATGGCGGTAGGTTGCGGTATAAACGACAAGTCGTACGCTATGTCTTACGCTAAAGGCGGTAAGAAGAGTGCTATCGGATGTGGAGTTGTCCTTGGTGGTAGTACAGCTATAGCTGTCCCCATGAGACTAGGAGGTAAATAATTTAAAACCAAAGAGAGATGAGTTGGAACCACAGAATATTAGCACACAAAGACGGAGACGAAATGTATTTCCAAATACACGAAGTTTACTATGATGAGGATGGTAAACCTATAAGCTATACTACCGATGGCGCAAATGTAGGGTCTGAAAGTTTAGATGGTATTAAACGGGTATTAGATAAAATGAAAGAGTGTGTTAATAAGCCTATTCTTTCAGCTGATGATTTCCCGAATGAGTACAATGGTGCATAAAAAATTTAAAACCAAAGAGAGATGAAGATAATGAAGCTAATTAGGTTTTTAGGACTGCTTATACTGATAATGCTTTTACCTGTGTTAATTATATTATCTCCGATAGCTACTTTATATGAACGCAGTTAATACACCCTAAATTTAAAACCAAAGAGAGATGAAAATGGAAAGTGAACAAACAAATTGGAATGACCTTACATTAAAAGAAAGACTTGCTTTTGTAAAGCATAATGAGCAATTGGATTTATACAGTGTTAGTGGTAGTTGTTTTGCTATTAACGCTTTTGTAAGGTGTAAGAACAACGGAATTATTAGGTACATAAGCGAACAGAATGGTAGAACATTTAAGGATGATGGAAAAATAAGTGGGTGTGAACCTTCTCCATTTTGCCACTATGAAAATTATGTGATGATATAATTAATAACGTGTTACATTTTAATACATTTTTAACACGATTTAACACCAAAGAGAGATGAGTGAGAAACAAACACAACCAACAGAACAACCAACAGAACAACAAAACGATAATTTTCTTGTATGGGATAAATTGTTTTCAATATTAGCTTGGAAATTTATACCAACCAAAAGTGGTGATATGATGATTAACGCTGAGGATGTTTACAATGAATTGAAAGATGAATTTAATTTAACCTTTAACACCAAAGAGAGATGAGTAAATGTAATTGCGTTTGCGGAAACTGCAAACAAGACCCAAACAAAACGGGAGTCTACGGAGTAGACACAACAGATGCCTTGCAATCGTGGCAGACAGAAATCATAAACAAAGAGATTGAAGACCGATATAGGGATAACCAAGACCCATTCGGAGACCATTTTAGTATTAACCCTAATTCAGCAAAAGAAAATGAGTAAAGCGTATGCAACAGAAGCTATCCTTATAGAGAAAGGAAAGTTTAAAATCTATCAAGTAACATGGGTAGACACGAAAGGAAAACAAAGAGTGACCGATGTAAAAGGTCACAATATGAAATCAGCACTAGACACGGTTCTGAGACAGAGAACTGCCGACAAGGTTAAGTCTGTTCCTTTATTCGTATGGATAGCAGGATATCTAGTAGTCATGTTAGGATTCACTTGGAGTGTGTTATACGGAGGTGTAAGCATACTTGGAGGAGTTTTAGGCATGGGAGGGCTTATATCTACGGGCTTAATGTTTGTAAACAAATACTTTAGATATACAGAATAATTCCGTATATTTATCGGTTCAATAGGAAGGGTGCTTATGGCATCCTTTCTTTTTCTATAATCACTTTAAAAAACAAAACAATGGATGACTTCCAACTTGAAGGAGACTTCGCAGATTTCGTAGACGAATTAGAGAGCAGCGAAAAGAATGAAAACGCTTGTAGCATTGACAACCCCGATTGTGAAGGGTGTGGCTCATGATGAGTCCTAAAAGAGAAAAGAAGTACGTAGATGAAATCTTAGAGAAGTGCGCTGTAATACACTCCAATTTGGGTATAGACTCAACCGCTGAAGAAAAGCTGTCAGCTAAACTAGAGTGTGAGTCACTTATAAAAGAGATACAAGGGTTTGCTCCCGATGTCTACGACAGACTGAAAGATTAATTTAATTCAAAAGAGATGCCAAATTATAAAAACAAAGAGACGGGTGAGATAAAAAGATTCGCCTCAGTTAGAACAAAGTTCAACGCAGACGGAACTAAGACAGACATCTGTCTGACCACGGGTGAAGAGCTCAATAAGAATTGGAACTTCGTTCCTTGGGACGGAGAATACAACGTCAAGATGAAGAAAGCTAATGGCGATGGAAGAGGGATGCGCTAACGCATTATAACCCACGCTCTGTGATAGATTTAATCTACGAAGGTTTGCGACCTACACAGAGCCCTAGAGACGATTACAAGTCTATAAATTGTAAAACTCACCCACGGGAATGGGACAATAGGAAGGGGCATTGCGCCCCTCTCTATTTTTTACTTCTGTTTATTCCAAACACGAACTGCCTTTTCAATACCACGACTACCAATGTAGAATGTGATGAACGCAGTGTACGTTGTTTCGATTAACGGGAGATAGGCTTTGTTGATAGTAAACGAGCCTATGTTACCATCTGTAAAGATGATTAACAGAATCATAACTGTCCAAAGCATAAAGCCAATAGGTCGTACAGACTTAGCTAACCAATTGTCGCTAGACATATCCGCCTCTAGTCTCTTGGTGAGTTCTTTCTCGTACTCGACCTCAGCCTTAGCAATCTCTTCTTCTGTTAACTTGTACTCGTCTATGAGTTCAGCAAGTTTACCTACACTACCATCTTTGATAGCTGATTGAGCCCCACCAAGGAGGCTCTTTAGCATTAATGTTAATTTATTCATTGTTTCCAAATTTAAGTATATCTGCGATAGCTTGACTCTTAACAGTCTCTACTCCGTATTTTATTCCGAAGTATAGGTACGAGTCTAGCACGAATTGTTTAGCTTCTTCGGGAGACATATCCTCAGCGATGTGGTGAATCATAATCGCCCTACCTCTATTGCTAGTTTCTGACTTGTCTATCACACGCATCGTGTTGATGTTCTCCTTACTTACAAGACTCTCCATAATCTCGTTAGAACCTTTGGCTTTTTTGATTATGCTGTCTATCTTAGACATTGCATTAGTTGGGTCACCTTCTATCTCGGTATTTAGGTAGTCTATCATTTCATCTAGACCAACATCGTTACCCGCCATTATCTCGTTGCCAATCCAACGCTCTATGTCCGTCTCTGCTCTGCTCTCCATAGGTTTCTTCCCTTCCTTGAGAATCTTAGACAACTCTTTAGAATGGAGACCCGTTCCCGCCATTATACCTAACAGGACAAGTCTACCTGTTTCAATCAAAAGCATCTTATCTGCATCTTTCGTTGATATGTATTTCTTTTTCCCCGTTGAGGTTGTGTAGCTAGGTATATTTTCACTAAGAGTCATGTCTGTATTTAATTCCATCATAAGCGTCTTGATGTTTGACATAGTGTTGGTTATGTCGTAAGCAACATTACCCGTCACACCAAGCATAGAGAAGAAATTCTTAGAACTAAAGTCATCACGACCCGCACCTTTGAATATAGGCATTCCATTCATTTTTTCCCATCTTTCGAAACCTTTAGACCAAGTCTCGTCTGCGTATCTCCAATCATCTTGGTCTTGAGTTAGACCGTACTGAGCCATGTTAGACAGATGCAAGAACCAATGCTCCATAGCAGCCACAGGAACTACAAGTGGATTTAAGTCTAGGTACATACCACGCTTAATCATTTGACTTCCAAACTTCTTGTCCCACCAAGACTCTTCTTCTTCGTCATCTGCTCCAAATAGTGCGCTACCTATAGCAGCATACATAGGGGACAGAATAGCCCACGCTGCTGCTTGGAATGCGTACACCTCGGCAACTGTACCTAATAATGAACGAATAGCCTCACCTTTAGCTTTCTTGTCGCCAACAAACACCTTCTGCATATCCAACGCTAGGTTTAATTTTTTGTTAAATAGGAAGTTAGCAAACGGCATAGCGACCATCTTAACCACTTGCATTAACTGACCTCTCATAATCTCATTGATACGAGACTTGTCTCTTTTGGTGGATATGTTTTGGTCTTTTACAGTCATTTGTTCTGCAAACATAGCAGCGTCCTCATTAGGGGAATCAGACTCTTTAGCCCAATCTATATCGCTAGGGTCTACTCCTTCTTCGGAAATCAAGTAGTCTGCATAGTAAGCCAACCAAGTAGCAGTAGCTACCATCTCGTCAGTTCCCCTTAGGAATGTTGTAGACTTCTCTACACCCTTTTCGATTCTTCCCTTTTCTCCAATCTTAGCTTCCGCGCCAACCATAAGAACCTCTGTGGTGATGTTTCTGTTCCCGATAGGGAATTTGTTTATCAGTCCCGCGTAAGGTAGACTAGAGTCTATTCCCTTGCCTATAATAGCTCCTCTCAAGTCTCCCATTACGTTGAAGTAAATCATACGTGCAGCCATGCTCCTAGTCTCAAACAAGGCATTAGCCATTGCAGAGCCTTGCTTCAAGAGCTGTTCTATAGTTGCGCCAAAGTAAGCTACAACGGTAATATTCATAGCGTACTTAGCAGCCTTTGCGCCATGCTTACCTAAGATTTCATCCGCTTGTTGGTAGTCTGATGCGTTTACTAGGTAATTGTATACCTTCTTACGGATAGCCGCACGAATATCCTTATCATCAATAGAATCAACAAACGAGTCATTCTTCTCGCTAGTCATGACAGAAATGTAAGCAACATCCTCTGCTGTAGCTGTTTTGATTTCGTTCTCCTTGTAAGTCTTCTCAATAGCAGACAAGAAGTTCAAGTCTATGTATCTCTTTTGAGATTTGATAGCATTAGCATCACGTTCGTAAGTCGAACTAGCTTGTGAGTTGGCACGAGTCAAATTATGCTGACCTATGGCTTTGCCTACGTTCTCAACCTTTTGTATTAAATCATCAACCTCACTTGCTTTAGAGCCAACTGCACGGAACATCATAGGTAGATAATTAGCCTCTTCCTTGAAGTGCATTCCTAAGAAGTTTTCTGCGTATTCCTTAACCTTAGGCTCTTGAGCAGCGAATTCCATCTCTAGGTATTCAACTGCCTCTACAACTCCCTCTGTTTGCTCTAGTTGCTCTATAATCTGTGATAGTGAACGAGAACGTCTACCATCCTTTAAAACGGCTAGTGCTGATTCTATTTCAGCTCTCTGCTTGTCAGAGATTCTAGTGTCCTCTGCTAGTGCTAACTCGATAGAGTTCTTGATGTAAACTACCCAAGCAGCATCTGTAACGCCTTCGGGCTTCTGTTTAAGCAAAGAGTATAACTGCATCTGTGTTTGAGCCTTAGAACTCAGCATGCCAAGCTCACCTAGCTTAGTACGGACACGACCAACAAACGCTTCGTGTCTAGCTTCTGCTTGTGCCACATTCTTACGGATGTTACCGAATCCAATAGCGTTCATATACTGAGCTACCTTTCCTTGAGAGTATTTCTTGAATATTCTGCGGAAAAAAGTAGGAGTATTTTCCATTAGACTGAAGTAACCACCACGCAGACCTTTTGTTGCAGGAGACGCTTTCATGTTCAGTTTATTCAACTTAGCATTGCCATCGTTCTTCGCTCTAACAACCGCAGACAGAGCTTTAAGACCATAAGTCTTTCCGTTTGTTAGGTAGTCGTAAGTAAAGAATTCTAAACGCTTTAATTCGCTGAGTTTCAACTCGTTAAGCCTAGCCTTTACGTTGTCTATGTTAGTCTCATAAGGTAGGTCAGGATTCCAACCTAGGATGTCCTGAAAATCACTGTTAGACAGCAATAGACTGAGGTGAGTCTGAACAACAGGAAGGATAGCATCATTTATAATGATGGATTTAGTCTGTTCTTCTCCCTCTCTTTTTTCTTCCTCGTAAATCTCGAATGCAGTTTCCATGTCGTCAACATTATCCAAGTCTAACCCTAAATCATCAGCAATAGCTTTGAGCTTCTTCTCCATTGGCTTCAGCTCTTTCTCCATCTTCTTACGTAGTAACTCTTGGTAAGCTGTGTACCAATCTGTTCCTTCTTCGTAAGCCTTGTCCATTGCTAATTCAATCATCCTTTCTTCGGTACGTTGAATCTCTTCGTTTTTCAGTTCATTGAACACCTCGTCAAAGTACATTTTGGCTCTCCTTCCGTTAACCATTTCACCCTCTACTTCGAAGTATGGATTACCCAATACTTTTTCTCCGTCTTCGTTCTTGCGTACTGATACTGATTTAACAGTAACTTCTAATGATGATAAAGCATCACTAAGTCTCTCTAATGATTCATAGCTTAATACTCCACCATCTAATGATATAAGATTATCTACTTGTTTGATATAAGAAGTCAAAGGGCTTTTAGAAGCCTTTGACATATTCTTTATTCTATTCTTTAACTTACTCTGTTGTTTGTTAACCTTACGTAATAGATTAGCATGTTCTTCAATCTGTTTAGCATCCATCTGCTTATCTATAATTCTAGCAACAGCATCTACAAACGATGTGAAGACAGCGTACTGATGATTAGGGTCAGTCTTCTTTCCAATACTTCTGTGAGCGGCATTCATCAATCTCAATATTGTTTTTAACTGAGACGCCTTGATGTTAATCTTCTTGTCCTTTTAGGTAATCCGAAATCTCTTTAATCATAGCATCGGTTACTCTCTTCTCTCTCTTGAAGATTTCTTTTGCTCTTTGACGAAGGAACTTAGCCTCTAGTCTTTCTTCAGCTAACTGCTTCTTGCGAGCCTCACGATAAGCCTCGTTACGCTCTTTGACTCCTTGTCTGTATCCTGCATTGTTACCTATCTTGTAACCTGCTGCTTTTTGATACAGACTATTTGCATCTTTCTTAGAGTAGCCTCTGTCCACAAGTTCTGCGATTATATCCTTCTTAGAAACATTGTCTCTAATCTGTTGTGCTACTTCTATGTAGGTCTGAGTCTTCTGCTTTTTTAGGTCGCTCTTCTCTTGCTTTTCTAACGTAGGGGAAGGCTTATATTCAGACTTTACTTGCTTTCCTTGGAATAGTTCAGCAACAGACAAATCTAAGAAACTTTCTAGAGTTAATCTCTCAAAGAACTCTTTTTTCTCAGCCTTCTTCATTCTCATGCTGTCTTTGCTGTCTCTAGAGAATATAACCTTGAAGTTGGTTCTGATTAACTGATAAAGACCTTTCATCCAAGACTTGAATGTGTTTTTGGCAGCCTCTTGTATGTTTTTCCCTTTGTTTCCTATAAGTTGAGCCAACGTATCTTTAGCAGCAGCATCTTCATCTCCGTTTCTTTTTTCTAGATTTTGCTCATACAAGTCTGTTTCTTTTGCAAGTGCTAGTCCTTTAGCTAATAGGTCTCTACCGAACTTGGAAGCACCCTCAGACAAGAACTTTAACCAAACGTGACCAAATTGACCTACAGCGGAATTAACTGTATCGATACTTGGATTTAAGACTATAACTCCGTCTTTTGTAACTGCATACAAAACAACCCCGTCAGGAGATGTTACGACTTCCGCTCCATCTTGACTAGCTGTTTCTTCAAATGACTCTTGAGTTTTAGCCAAGTGAACGAATGGGAAAGCGTGACGCATTTTAGCAATAATGGTCTGAACTTCGCTAGACTCTTCGGTCTGAACCGCAGCACCACGGAACACTTTGTCTCCAAAGAATGTACTACCAACAGATGACAACGCTTTGGAATCCTTGGTTTTAGTGCCTGATGTAGCCATACGAGACAGCTTAACCTCCCATTCAGGGAATATGTCAGCACCATGTCGTGGGTCGCTCAATACCGCTATAAATCTACCTTTTGGGCCGAATCCGTAGTTTTCATGAGTCGTTTCCAAAACCGCAGGGTTTAGTACATCAACTCCCATAACAGCTACAGCGTGATTAGACTTAACATCTCTCATAGATGGTTCACCTATAGACTCAGCAACATTATGGAATGTGAATTTTTCTGCATCTCCTTCCTGTTCTCCAAACAACTCCTTAACTATTTCATTAGGCTTTGAGCGAGTTTTGTATCCACTCTTAGTGTCTGCATGAACACGGAAAAGAATAGAAGTGATATATTCCTTATCTGTAAGCTGTATGAATTTCTCAGACGCTTCTTTATCTACAGCAGCTCTTGCTCTTTTGTGAGAATCCTCTGCAATTGCGTCCATCAATTGGTCTAGAGTAGTTATATTATTTTTCTCAAAAAACTCTAGTAGACGCTCTTGAGACTTAATCTGATTAGATTCTAGCTTTGATAAGTCTGATTGTTTTACACTTGGGTCTTTAACGGTTCTAGAACGCTTATCCATCATAGGGAGACCTTGCTCGAAACGCTCTTTCTTTTCATCTAACCAAGCTTTGTCTGCTTCTACACGTGCTTTAAACGCATTAAATGCCTTTACTCTATTCTCTTTTGGAAAGTTCTTTATGTATGGAGATATGTATCTAAACACAGCTTCGTTTGAATTCACAGCAGTGTCAGACATTCTCATTATAACCATAGGAACATGACCGTAGGGAATAGGGTTTGTCTCGTCTGCCCAAATTTTCTCGAAGTATGCTTTATTCGCATTGTAAACATTTAAGGCATCGTTAAGTTGAACCTCTGCGTCATGCTTTGTAACACCACACCAAGCTACTCCGTCCTTAAAACTACTACCAAACAAACCTGTAGTTATACCTCCGTTTACACTCATGGGATTACCATTAGCGTCCTTTGCGTTTCCTGAGCTCAACATATCACTCATAGCAGGAATACTAGGTATGCCGTTAAATGCTGAAGTAGGTTTAGTTAAATCACTAACAGATTTATATCCCAACGCTTTTAGTATAGCTTTGGTTACTTTGTTAGGATTGGCTTTTATAGGGTCTACTATTACTGAAGCCGTCCCTACAGGTTCTACCCATTCTATTTGAGCAGAAGGCATAGAAAGCATCATTTGTGTATACTTCTCTACCTCCGACCTATCGTCTAATATTTTTTGTTTCTTTAAATCAGGGGAGTCTCTGTTATCGTGGTCTTCTTCGGTAGCTGTAGGTATGTAGTCTCCTGTACTCATGTCAAATACACCAAACTCTTTTCTTTTCTTACCTAGTCTTACTGCCGTATCTCTGTTGTCATATACCTCAGATACATCTAAATAGAACATACCGTTCTCAGAGTTGAACCATCCGCCTATAGCTGCGATTGGGTTTTTTAAAGCTCGTTCGATTATTTTTTCTATAACTTCAGTCGCAATATTAACTACACCACCAAATCCTACGGACACTTCACCTTTAGCGTCACCAACAGCAACGCCTTTAGTCATGAACTCTCCTGTTATTGGGTCTATAGTAAACCCTTCGGATTTGTTTTCAATCTCTTTTTGAACTTTTTCTATTGTCTTTTTTCTAGCCTCCTCAGACTGAACTCGTTTAGTATATCCTTTGCTGTCTGCGATTTTATAAGCCTCTGTGATGGCGTTGGTTAAGAAACTTGAAGCAACATCAGCGTTAGGACTACTTGTGTCTACTGAATCCAAAGCTGTTTCTAGCAACTCAATGTATTCGTCTATGTTGTTAACAGCACCGAATCTTCCGTCTAACGCAGAGTAAGACATCTTGTCTAACCTCATGTACAACGAAGAAGGTATAGCTCCTTTTACAGCATTTAATATGGATTTAGCTTGTGCGTTTACGGCTTTCCTAGAGTCGGTAGCTTCTACTACTTCCGTCTCGATGTCGTAAAGATTAACGGGGTCAAACTCAACGTAAGGTGCTACTTCCAATTTAGAGACTGTTTGTGCTCTAACTTTGGTAGAAGTCCAAGGAGTAACAACCATTTTGTACCCCTTCGCAGCAGCCATCTTAGACGCTAGAGCATAAACTGTATTATCTGATGCGGCTTTTCCTTGCTCCTTTAGCTGAGCCTTTGCTTTTTTTACAAAACCCTCAGAGTCATCAACGGCATTGTATACCTCGTTAGGGTTTATTTCAACCATATAGGTGTATTCTCCCGCTACATCTATGTCATTTGGGTTAACACCATACATAGACAAAGAAACGCCTGCTAATCCAACGTCACGACGCTCTTCTGAGCTAGTTAAGTGGTTCTTACCAAAGTATTGAGGGTCTACGTTAGTTAGTTTTTTACCTGAAACATGAGAGAAAACAAAGTTACCATTTTTATTCATCTGCATCTTGTCTGTAATAGTAGAGTTTTCCATAGACCAATTGTCTCCTAGAATCTCTTGTTCAGACATACTCTGCTGAATTGGACGCTTGTTGTTTTCTGAGTCTTGCTTTAACTGCTTAAAGAAGCCAACGGCTGTCTTAGGGTTTTTTGATGCCCAAGTTTCATCTCCTGTTAGTTCAGTTCCGCTTCTTAGGTTACCCGCTTCTGTTTCCAAGAAGCTAACAAAATCCTTGAACGTAGGGAGTTTTTTGCCTTTCATGAGCCCTGCTCCTTGAATGATTTTAAATACCTGTCCCATAGCCATTGATGCTACAGATGTCCCCACGCCTTCTATGCTTATAGCTCCTGTTGCAACGTCAGCTAACATTTCGACGAACATTTCCTCAAACATTAGCTTTTTGTCGCCTTTGTATTGCTGACCAAAGTCTTTGTATTTTTTAGCTAACTCTTCATCCATTCCCGCTATAGCAGCTTCTACAAACTTTTCTCTGTATTTTGGGTCAATTGTTTCAGCAATCTTGTGGAATGCCTCGTGGTAGGATGTATTTTCCATAGCGGCAGGCAAGAAGATGTGAACGCTTCCGTCCTTTCCGTTGTATATACCCGCAGAGTCTTCAACTTCGCTTTTATCTACACCAAGAGACTTAGCCATAGACTCGTAAGAATCATGGACTTGAACCTTGGCTTTTTTACCTAACGCTTTCTTTATATTCTTTAAACCTTCTAGAATCTTTATTCCTTTTGTGTCTGTGTTTTCGTCAATTTCTAAACTTCCTGACTCGCCATAATCAAAGTTTTTAACAGCTTCTCTCTGTTCTTGAACAGACTTGACCTGACCTTCGTACTTAGCTTCAATAGACTGAATTGCTTTTAGGGCAGCTTTTGCTTCTGCACGGGCAGCGTCTTTTTCTTTTCTTCCTTCCGCTTTCTTATATTTAAGCATAGCGTTTTGGAATTTCTGATTCTCTTTGATTGTGTTTTCAGCATCTTCGTCTGAGTATTCAGAGTAGACATCATCCATGTCTCTCTTTAGGTTTAACTCTATCTTAGTCAGTGACTTTAACTTAGATTCTATTTGAGTTCTACGAACACTATCTGTAGTTTTTGCTAATTCTTTAGCTAACTTTTGTTTTTGTCCTTTTATTTTAACTAAGTTTTTTCTAATCCCACCGAACCCTAGCGATGACGCTGTTGCAGTTATGGTTTCGTTTACAGCACGGAATCCTCTAGATTTAGCACCCGCACCAAAACCTACAATCATGCCGTCAATGACTTCAAACAAATTCATTTCTTCGTCGTTGATAACACGGTGTAGGAACTGAGAGCCTATTCCTGCAATCATCTCCTCCATACCTTCTTCTAAACCACTTTCTAAAACTTGAACACCTGTTCTTTGAGCGTGTTCAGTAGCCATCCTTCTAAACTCTTTACTCATAAGACCTTTCTTAAAGAAATCTCTACGTATAACGTCTAGACTAACGCCTTTGTATTGTTTTTTGGTTAAAGCCATCATGTCATCAGGGAAAGCTCGTTCAGAAAGAGTCTCCACAAGAGCGTCTCCAAATGCCATCACATAACGCTTATGGTCATCAACTAATCCATAATACTGAGCTGAAGTACCGCCAAAGGTATTAAGACCCATTACACCCGCACTAACCCACATGGACGCTGATGCACTCAATCCTAAGCCACCTGTACCTGCCGCTATAGCAGCCTGCATCATTAACTGAGGAGCTGTTTGCGCTAACTGAGTTCCAAGCATAGCTGAAAAAGCGTTCCAATTACCTTCCTTGAGGTTTCTAGATAAGCCTTTTTCAATTTCTTCATCTGTAAGACCTTCTATCTTGTAGGATGCTTGAGTACGTGTTCCGTCTTGATAAAGATTGTATTGAGATTGCTCAGGATTCCACAGACCCATAAACCTAAATCCAATACTACGAGCACCTGTCCATAAGTCGTATGCAACTTCTTGAACTTCGTTTTTTTGAGCTAGTTTGCCCATTTCCTCAGTGAATCTGCGCTCATCATCCTCTAGAACTTCCTGCATTTTTATGCTGTATTGCCCGTAAGCAATTGGATTAATTCTCATTATTCCATTCTCATCTTCTTCAAAGAATGAATTTTCTGATTCGGGGAATGCCTCTTTGTACTTCTCGTTTATATCATCAGAGAGCCCAAATTGACGAAAATTGTAATCAAGCATCTCGTCCATAGAAGCGCCCGATTCAATCATTCTTTTCGTCTCTTTCTTGACTTCGACTAAATTTTCCCCGACAGCCTCACCGAGCTCTTCTTTCCTTGCTTGAATTTGAGCGTAAGTCGGGTCTTCTTGCCGCCTACCCATGTCAATACCATATATAAATTCAGCAAATTTTACGTCGCTGTCTATAGTAGAAATATCCTCTATTCCGTCCTTTATTCCTTGTTCTATCTCGAAGGCTGTCATAACATCAGCCCCAAGGTCTCTAATTCTGTTAATGGATACTACTCTTGACTTTTCAGCCGAAGTAGCATCCAAGTCTGATTCTGTAGAACTTCCGTCCTGACCTCCATCCGAGGGAGAGACCTGTGAATTTTCCGAATCCAATCCCGAAGATAACGGAGAATTGGAATTTTTTTTTTGAGCTCCTTGAAACCCTACAAGGGTATTGAAGTCTCCTTCATTTTTTTTATAACCATCAGACTGAGCTAACGAATACATTTTACTAACAGCGTCTTTGTTAGTTTTCATTAGAGTTTTAAACTCTTCTAAGGATTTATCGTATCCGTCTTTTTTCGCAAGACTATATAGCGTCTCTAGTGCCTTCTCGTTCATCTGATGTCATCATTTGGTTTATGATGTTACAAATATACGAAAAAACTATTTAAAAACAAAGTTAGTAATCACCCATTGTTCCACTACTTTCCCCCTTGTCTTCGTTGTCTTTGTTTAGCCCTTCTTGAGCTCTTCTTGCTTCATTGAAGGCAAGCTGTTGCATAGCGTTTAATTGACCTTGAGGTATGTCTCCTTTCATTGTCCCTAAAGGCACAGGCGTTAATGTGTAGTCTACTAGGTTAAATATATCCTCAGGACTCATATTATCGTTTTCTCTTAGGGCTATTATTTGAGCAAGTTCACCTTCAGCGGGCACTCTAGTGTTTAATAAGAATTCACGAGTTCCTTTAACTAGTTCTCCTTTTTCGTTAAACTCAGCATCCTTAGAGAGAACACAGGTAATACCTTCGTAATAAACAGCATTCTTTCCTTTCCCTATGGACTTGAGTGTTCCTCCCTTTGTAGAGGCTTTACCTAAAGCCATATCTGACATACCTTCTACATCAGGGACTTTACTTAAATCAGCTCCTTCTCCTAAGAGACCCTCAAAGCTATAAGCAGCGTTTATACCATAGTCTGAGCCGTCTTCTCCTGTTGTTGCTCCTGTGGCTCTTCCTTCTTGTGTTCTGTCTCTAACTTCAGCTTTTTCTACTAGCGTGTTAACCCATCTTTCTCTACCAAAGTTGTCAATATCCTGAGGAAGATTAAAAAGGTCTTTAACTCTTCTCATTTCAGCGGGATTGGCTTTTAGGTATGGGTCTTTTTCAATGTTTTCAATTTTTTCGTACTCAGCTATGATGTCTTTAGACTGATTCAACATATTATTCATTTCTGTAACATCCTCGTCCGTAAACCTGTCTATATCTCCAAATCTTTTTTGGAAGTAGGCTTCTTCAACGACCTTTTGATTGGTTGGTGACTTTGTAAATTCATCATATAGAGAGTTAGCCTTTGCTTCAGCTTTGTCTTTTTGAAAACGAGTAACAGAAGTGCCTTTTTCGTCTGTGTGTTGATAAGTGCCCATTTCCCTTACTAGAACTACGTCTTGAAGAGCCATTTCGTTTAAACTGCTCGGAGCAATGTCTTTCTTGGGTATGTACTGATAACTATCCTCTCTAGCTATAAAGTCCTTGTCTTTAGACAGAGCTGTTTCTTTTCTCCTAGTTTCCCATTCTCCTCTGTAGTACGCAGGGTCATCAGATGCGGTTATTACCTCTAAAGTTCGGAAGTCTTGCTCGTTAATCATTTGAGACTCTTTAATCTGTCTAGAAAGAGTTGATTGTAATTCTAGTGCTCTTTGTGCATCAGCAGGGTCTTCAGACAACTGAGCCTTAGTAGCAGCTTCCATGTATTCATCTTTTGAAGCCTCTAAAAATTCTTTATCTACGTCTCTGACCATTGTAACCTCAGGCTTTTCTTGAAGTTTAGAGCCATATTGAGTCTTAAATTTCTGAGACTTCTTTTCTCTCTTAGCTTCATTCATAGCGTCTAATTGCAAACCAAATTCTGCAATTCCACTAAAATCAAATACTGTTTGGTCTAAACCAAGACCTGTAGTTCCGTTAGCCATTATCCCGTGTTCTGTTTTTAGTAATTAAATTGGTTACTTAAATCTCTTTTGTTTAAGAAGGTTTCTGAAGAATTTAGACTCTTTTGAAATAGACTTGGCTTGTTTTGGGTTAAGTATATACTCACCTCCTGTAGCTTCACCTGTTACGTTTCCTTCCTTGTCTACTAGGTAAAGTGGATTTGAATCATGCGAAAACTCGCCTTTAGTCTTCATTCCGTTTTTAGCTTCCTTAAACTCATCGTAAGATGTACCCGCAGCCATAGCTCCTTTTGCAGCAGAGCTTATTCCTCCACCGATATTAGCTAATGCGGCTTGTTTTGCAGCGTTAGCTTGACCGTATTGCATTTGGAATCTTTGCTCCCTCATTTGTTGATTTGCTGCTTGCGCTCCACCAAGAACCTGTAGTCCTTGCATCTCTCTTTGTCTTTGTGCGTCTTGTGCAGTAATTTCAGCAGTGTTAGCGGCAGTAACCTGACTCTGAAGACCACCCAATAAAGCACGACCACCTGCCTTGCTTAGAGCGTCTGTAGATGTAGCCAACCTTCTGTTGATAGCTTCAGTCTGAGCTCTTAACGCTGACTTGTCCATAGCTTTCTGAGCGTACTCAGTGTAAGCAGACGGTAATGTTAACTCAGGGGCATCAGCTAACAGCCTATTCATAGCTGCGTTAGCTTTTTTTGCTTGACCTATTCCGTATATAGTCTGACCGATACCCGCTACTCCTTGTACCGCTCCACCGATTATACCGCCAACATTGTACTTCTTTATTTTACCTTCTTGAGATTTCTTGATTTTCATATTTGCAAATATACGAATTATTACTGACTTGCGTCGTTATTATGTAGGTTGCTTTCAGCTACAGAGGCATTTACTGCAAATACCTCTATATCCTTTACATCATCAAATGTAAACTTAGCTGTAGAGTAAGAACCCCTCATTGGCTCTCCGTCTATAACTCCTTCTCCTGATATCGCTACTATTGTATCAAGGGACAGATTAGAAGCGTTAACAAAGGACAAAGTGTAAGCATCAACCACTCCGCTAACAGAAGTTCCTGCAACAGAAGTGTATGTACTTCCTGACTGAACAAAAGCATCGCCACCTAATTTAAAAGGTATTCTGTTTACTCTATTTTGGAATGTTACATTGTCTCCGTTTATACTAGCGACCTTACCAACAACTATTTTGTTAAAATCAGAGTCTGACCTACCTACCTTGGTATAATACTCACCCTCTCTAAGTTTAAATGATTCTTGTGGTATTGTAAGGTTTTGGTTATTAGATGTAGTTATTTCAACGTCAGCGTCAGCAGTACCCTCTATACTTAAAGCATGAAACACTTTGTTCAAGCTAGGTGACTGATTAAACGACACCTTAAAATAAGCGTCTTCTTGGTTTCCGTAAAAGTTTCCTTTAGTGTTGTTTGTATTTTGTTCCCAAGCATCGTCATCTCTAAATGAAAAGAATCTAAGTCCTAGTGTTCCAAAGTACGGAGCGGCAACAGAGCTCTTTGAAGTAAACTTGTCTAGCTGCTTAGAGTAAACTATTGACTCTGAGTATGATGTAAGCGGAAGATTCTGTAATGAAAAGTACACCTCGTCATTATCTTTGTCTACTCCTACGCTAACAAAGTAACCATTAGCATCTTCAAGCATAGAGCTCGTTCTTTCGTTTATCCAAGAATCTACTCCTAAGTCGTTAAGAACCTTTACGCCTTGTTGTGTTATGGCTACAATCTTAGAACGTGTTACATCTACTAGATATACAGTTCCGTCGTCGTTTAGGAAAGCTGTTCTGTTTTCGTTAATCCCAAAGTTTCCTGAGTAATGTTGCTGAAGACCTAAAATATCCGTAGACTGAGTTACAAGCTCAGAACCTGTTCCTGTAGCAAGTATTTGGCGACTTAGAGGAACTCTAGAAACCTTGTCAGACTGAAGTATCATTATGCTATCAGACATATCTACAAGACCGTAAATACCACCATAGTTCATTTCGTAGTCTGCAAAATTAGCTAGACTAGCGTTGAATGATGACAAGTTATTCTGAGCATTGTCTGCTAATTGAGGCTCTGAATAAGTTATAGAAGATATTCTATTTTGCTCTACCTCAGAGTTCAACACAGCATACGGTTTACCTCCTAAGTCTCCTATAGTTGATTTGTCTAGGTCGCTATACTGCTGAGATTCAACAAAAGCATAAGAATTAATTAATCTATTTCCTCCTGACTTGAATTGGATTTGTCTTCTTTTGTACCAAGCGTTACCTTCTGTTAAAGTCTGCGTAGTACTACCTATATCAGAGACATTGTATTTTTGTGACAATGCTCTGTATATTTTTGTTTCATTTTCTTTCTTAGGGGTAAATACCTCTACTAAAACATTGTCCTCCCAAAGGTTATCGTCTGTTCCTACATAAGCAACGCCGAATCCTTCGTGGTTAGCATTTTCTAAAACCAAAAAACTACCCGTTCCTTGGAAATCATTATCTGAACTAAGAGCACCGCTTTCGTTGTTTGTATACACACCCGAAACATCAAAGACATATTCGTCAGGATATGTTTTACTTGTTTCCCCATGGGAGAGTATACGTAGCTTGTCCCCTTTCGAAAAGCCTGTGTTTAAATCCCCTCCTCTAGAGTTTATGGACTGACCATTTCCTTCTATGCTCCTTAAAGCAACAAAAATAGAATCCTCGCTAAATTGCTCTTTTACATTGTCAGAAACCGCAGTTACCGCTTCAGAAACACCAAACTGCAAGTAACTATCTATACTGCTGCCTCCTCCGTAAACGTAGAAAAATTTACTTAAAGATGGGTCTAAATTAGAGACGGTCAAGGTTGAATCTATACTAGCAGAGCCTTTGCTGCCTGCTGCTCTAGAGCCTATTCCTTCTATTTCAATGCTATCTAATTCGTAAACACCTGTAGTTCTTCCCAATTGGTCTTCAAAAACCACACCAATTGAGTGAGACTCGTTGGCTTTAAATGTCTTGTTACTTATGTTAGCTAGATATGCTATAGTGTTATTAGCTCCGTAGTCAAAACCTGAGACAGTTGTTGCTCCTGATTCAGAAACACTTGCCGAGTATCCATCAGCAACAGTGTAATCAGAAGGGGTAGAACCGCCTCCTGTTCTTTCACGAACTTCGGAAGAATTTAATTTGTAAGCAATTATATCGTTTTCTATTGAAACACCGTTTGTATCTACTACTGCTGTAATTTCAATTACAGCAAACCCTTCCCATTTAAAAGCCCAATCCGTATGGTAGTCTATAAGGGAAGAGCTAGGTATACCTATCGTAAATTGCAGTCCATCAAGCTGTGCAGCCATTTTAGTTTTAAAGTCAGCTATGGTAGATGGGTTTTTAACGATAATGCTTGCTGATATACTAGTTCCTTTTATTACTCTAAATTGAGGGTTTGACGTAACGGTGGCAGCGACAGTGTTGGTTTCATCTTTTATATTAAATGACGGAGCTGTTGATGTTGACACAATGTAATACCCTAGAGATGTGTCACCTAGAGTGTAGTCCACAATTACATTTACATCCTCTCCTGTTCCGACAAGTGAGCTAATGTTAGTAGTGCTTAAAATAATTTCAGTAGAAGCTCCTGATGTTACGCTTATTGGCATTGTTTCTCCAATAGTCTCGTCAGAGTAGTTTGCTGCTAATGTTGAACTAACCGTAGCTTTATCAAACCCTTCTGTATAATTTCCGTAAAACAGCCTATTTGAACTTATTGTTTGAGCCTTAGCCTTCTTGGGTACTAGGTCTTGCAGTTTATTGTAGTCGTTATCAGAAACCTGTGTGTAAACTCCGTCATTATAAAAATTTATACCTGTCACAAGTTCTGAGTAAGTAAACTCTCCAATCCTGAACATTGTGTTGTCATAAACATCCCTGAAATAAACACGAATATTAGGCACTAAAGATGCACCTATCCCGATTATAGACGTTTGTTGTATTTTTATGCTATTGGAGTTATTATCTTCTGTTTTTGTGTCACTTATGGATTCGGATAATGTGTTTGCAGCACATAAGTTACCACTGTATTGACCAATTGCAGAAACCTCACCATCTGCATAAACATACTGAAGGGCAAACTGAAAAGACTTTCCTTTTATGTTATTTGTACTTATGCTTGAGTCGGTTTGAAAGGTTACCGTGGGTGACAATGGAGAGACTTTCATTACAGCAGACTCAGTTGTAGAAGACGGGTAAGTGCCCACTACTAAACTAGTGTCTACGTTTATCTTTTGTGGCTCTTCAACACCGTCAGTAAAATACAAGAACAGGTCTCCGTTAATAACCATTCCGTCAATGTGTAGAGGCTCTCCTGAAAGAAGAATATTAGCAGACTCAATAATTTTAACAAAAGAGTTGCTAGATTGCTCTAGTTCGTAAACTGTATTTATACCTAAACTGTTATAAACAAAAACAAAAAACCTGTTAGTCCCTTCATGTTCGTAAGTGCCTACTATCTTGTTTGTACTTCCTGTGGTTGTGTTTCCTAAAGCACCAAGAGAAGTATTGCCGTCTACATTCTTAACAACACCTGCATCTCCGTTGTCTTCCGCTGTTATACGAATGTTAAGAGCATCAGACATTTCAGTTGTCTGTAATACTCTTTCGTCGCTATCTGTATTTAAGTAACGTGGTGTGTTTTTTATAGTAGCCATTTATTAAAATTTAGGAGATTGCTTAGTGTTCTTTCTGATTGTGTAAAGAGCTTCTTCTTTAGTAAACTTCTTCAATCTAGCATTAGCGCGTCTCAATTCGTTAAAATACTCTGCACGAGCACGTTGTTTTTCTACAGCAGGTACATTAGACTTGCGTTGGATAACCTTCAAGTACATATACTGACGTAGAGCCTCCTCTGTGTATACATGGATAGAAGGATTTGTTTCTAAAGCTGCGTCAGCGATATACTCTACAATTATTTCCTCAGCACCATTATTACTAGGTAATTCTATTCTGTTTTGGTCGTAGTTTATTCTGAACTCGTTTCTAGCGTGAGCTCCTCCATATCCATACCAACGACCCTGTATGCTGTCGTATAAGTATCTAGCGTTTATGAAATCGTCAGCTATGATACCTGTAGGAGATTCACCAACAGTCTTAGCGTCTTCTCTTTCATACACCCCGTCGCCGTCTGAGTCTACAGGATTACCGTCTGCATCTAGACAGTAGGTCATAGCCATGTTGATGTTGTTGTTTTCTTTGTACGTATAGACTAGACCGTTCTGAACTTCCCCTATCTTCTTGTAGTCTACAAAATCATCAGGTAGTTCAACTGTGTTTAACGTAGAGTTAACCTGCAAAGTAACAGACTTGATTCTACGCATTATGTCAAAACCTAGTTCACGAGCTCCACGAAGAGCTAAATTCCTTAAATGGTAATCAGGCACGTTAGAAGCGTAATCATCTTCTGAAGTTCCTAACATAAAGTCATTAACGACTTGTTCTATTGTAACTAAGTTTCTAGCCATTATTCGTATCTTTTATTGGTTTCTTCAGACTGAGTGTATTGGAATACATCAGCTTGACGCAGACTAACTCCCATCATTTTAGCTATTTCTAAGACTAGCTCAGGAACGTAATGGTCAGGTAGCTCAAAGTCTACAGTTGTGTTTATATCGTAAACCTCTTGGTTAGAAGCACTTACAGTGTATCCGAACTTAGGCTGCGAAGCTGTCTGAGCTCCCGTCAATGGATTAACCCCTTCAGGAGTTTTGTAGTATCTGAGTCTAATGTTCTCTATGCTAGTAGGAAATACTAGTATGTCTCTAGACACTAAAGCTACAGGTGTATCGATTGTAGGTGCTGACAAACTAGAACGAAGAATCATATCTAGCTTTGCTTCATCATATACGATATCAATATGTTTTGTTTCTCTGTTTTTAACAGTTAATGTGGTCTCGTCTAGGTATTGGTCATCATTTGTCGTCATAGAGATGATTCTAGCCATGTCTACGGGCTTTTCAAACAATCCTGAGGTGGATGTATCAACTGCAATAGTTAAGGTCTTAGAAAAGACGCTAATGTCTTCTTGTAATTGCTTTACTCTGTTCTTATCTCCACCACCGTCAACTTGACGTAATGAATTCTTTTTGTTTAGCTGAAACTCTTTAAATATGTCGTTAAACACTTTTACCTTGAGCGTGTGCTGCAAACGCATTAAACTGAGACGGAGATACCATACCTCTAGCATCCTTGTTAGCCAAGTCTCTAATAACGCTATATACTTCAAATACTGATGCCATAATTATTACTTATGATGCAAATATACGAAATTATAGCTAGACGATAGCAACAAAAAAGAGCGAGACGTTAGCCCCACTCTTTCGTTATTTGTCTATGTAATGTCTATTACAATTCTCCTAACTGACGCTCTAATTCGTCACGTACAGGGTTTCCTTTATCTGTCATTAAGAATCTAGTGAAGACATCGGTAGTGTTTTTGCCCTAACGGTGTAGGCATAATCAAGGTATTAGAATCGTGCCAATACATACCGTCTTCTGTTTCTCTTAGAATCTGAAAGTCAATAGCAGTAATAATATCTGCCTTTAAGCGAACAACAGGGCTATCTACTAGACCCATGAAAGACGCAGGGTTAGCCTTTGCCTTGTTGCTAGTAGAGCTCTTTTAATTTCAATACTTGACATATCTGCTGAAATGCCATACGATAAAGCGATAGGAATAAGAGCGTCTAGCTCGCTAGTCTTGATTACAGCTATAGCATCGTGCAACGCAAACTCATTTTCAAGTTCCTTGGCAGCGTCTACCTCAGTGTTAACTTCATTAAATAGACTACCTCCGTTTGCTGTGTTGTCAGGATGTAAACGTAAATATGCTAATAAAGAAGGACTAGTGTGTTCAACAACTAAAGAGCCTTCAGTAAATACAATCTGCTCTCTGCGTGCAGCGTCAGACTGTTCTTCTTTAAATATAGATTTTTCAGCAGGACAGAACCGTAATTCACGATTGTATCCTTTCTCTTCATCAAATACAACAATGTTGTTTTGTCGTAACTTCATCCAAATACCACCACCTGTAACTACGCTGAACACTACAGGCTTTGGTGCTGATGGTTTGCGTGATGTAGGGGTTTTCTTGGGGGCTACGTTTTTAGCTCCCTTTAATGTAGGTTGAGCAACCTTAGGTTTGTTTGTGCTCTTGCGAGCTACTTTCTTTTCTGCCATGATGCAATTAAATTAAATTATTATTGTCGCAAATATACGAAATTTTTGTTACAAAGTTTTAAGCATAAAGAAAGGGGCATAAAGCCCCCTCCTAAATAATATATGTTGTAAGTTATTACTTCAACAATACGTGACGGTTCGCAGCACGAGTGATTAAGTTACACTCAGTACGGTAGTTGAACTGAGCAGCATCAACAGTACCGTTCTTAGCACCTAGTACAGAACCTGTTAACCAATGCTCCATTTCACGGCTGTAACCGTTAGAAGCCTTGTAGTTAAGCTCTAGAGCAGGAGACTTGTCACCTGTCTTAGCATCAGCAACCATAGCCATAGGAATCATAACACCCTTAGCAACAGACGCTCCTGAAGCACCTAAAAGAGTTGGGTCGTTAAGAAGTTTCCAATCATGCTTGTGGAAAGTGTAACCACCACGTCCGAATGATTTGAATCCTAATTCAACAGCCATATTCTTGTCATTGTTGAATGCACCGTAAGCGTTAGCTAGACCGCCTTCACCTGCTAGACCTGAAACCATATCGTCGATAGCTAAATCAACTGCACGGTTAACATACATAGCGTACTCAGAGTTAGCACCTTGCTTGTCCAATTGTACGATTATGTCATCAATAGCAGTAAGACCGTTAGAACCCATGTTTCCAACAAAGTCAGCATCGATAAGACCACGGTCTTCGATAGCAGCGAAGTAACCTTCACCTGAAGTAAGACCTGCAACACCTGACTCCTGACCTAGCAATAGCATCATTTCACGCTTGTCGATAAAACGCTTACGAGTATCACCTTCAGACTTCAAGTACCACTTGAACTCACCACCGCCTAAGTCTACCCAACCGATGTTAGTCGCTTGAGAACCTGAAACAGCGTAAGTTTCTTTCATAATCATGAAGCTGTTAGTGCGCTTAGTAACCCCACTTTCTAAGTAAGCAGAACCTTGGTCAGAGCCTTGCTCGTACAAGTTACCAATAATAGGGTAGTCGCCGTCTGTGATAGAAGTCAAAGCACTTCCGTCAGTCAAGTCTACCATTGCAGTACCGTTGTAGAAAGCACGAGTGCTTCCAATTAATACAACGTCGTTAGCACGGATTGCAGAACCCGTTGCAGGAACATTTGAAGTAATTGCACCTACAGCGTGTAGACGACCTTCTTCCCAAAAAGTAACGTCATCTTGAACAGCTTGTGCTTTAGTAGCACCTACCATTTTCAAGAATCCTGTGATACCTTGGTCACCGAAAGTTTTAATAAGAGCAGAACGGTTGTCAGGTTTCCCTAAATCACCGTCTAACAAGTCAGCTAGTGACGTGTAGTTTGCAGCAGAAGGAGTAGGAGCACCGTAGCCTGTACCTAGTCCGTTTCCACCTTGGGCATTATTTGTTAAAGCCATAATAAAGTTTGTTTAAAAAAAATAGTTATTGTTGTTTCTAAAATTTAATACGCATGGTATCTTCGCCACCACGCAAAGCGTTTAGAACCTGTTGTCTGACTTTATCTTGAGCCGAGGCTGCATCAACTGTTTGACTTCTTTCGGGATTTGGAGAAGATGGATTAATCGCATCTTGCACTACTCTAGACTGACCATCAGACATTCCCTGTGCGTAGATTGAGGCAGCAATGCTGTCTATGTTATCTATGATTGCACGGTGTGCAGACAGTGTGTCAAAGTCCCAATTCCCTGAGTTGTCAACATATTGGTCGAAAAACTCATCCAACTTGGAGTTCTTGTCCTTCAGAGTAGATTTGTATTCGTCAGTCATGCCAAAGCTAAAAGACTTATCACCCCCTAGCGAGAATTCTAAAGAATCTATTGCATCGACTTCTTCTGACATACTACTTACCCACTCTTCAGTAATAGGGCTTTCAAGTTCTTCTTCACCTGCGAATTCATTAGTCTGCATTGGAGCAGCATAAGATTCACGAATAGTGTCGAGTTCCTCTCTAGCCTTTTGAGCGTCCATCTTTAGATTCAACTTACCGATACGCAATTCATTTTCAGAATGCATATCCTCGTCCATTTTGTACTTATCGCCTAATAAGAGTTGCGCTTCCTCGTTAGACATATCAGGAAAGTCCTGCTTGAGTTTAGCTGTCATTACAGTCATATCGTCCATTTCAGACGGATTAAAAGACTGATAAGTAAACCAATCATCAACAGAGCGACCTGTTTCTTGTACAAAATCAGCGATAGCCTTAACCTGTGGGTCAAGTTCAGTTGGCTCTAGATTTTGCTCAGGTTCAAGCATACCTCTAAGTTCATCAATGCTGTTTGCCTCAGTCCCTAACATTTCATTAAAAGACATTAACAAATCCTCACTGTTTATCTCTTCAGTAGGCTCTATATTTTCATTTGCTTGTAGAGTATTTAACTCAGGCTCTAAACCTTCATTATCAACTTCTAATGGCTCGTCAGCAACAACAGGCTCATTCCCTTCAGTCACTTCCTCACCGCCAAGCGGTTCATTTTGTAAAGAACTTTCAGGCTGTTCTCCATCTTGTGGTGTAGCCGCCTCTGCTTGTCCTGCTAAGTCTTCAGGGGAATCACCGAAGCTCATTCCCATGCTGCTTAGAGCACTTTCTAAATCGTTACTCATAATGAATTGAATTTACTTATTGTGCAAATATACAAAAACTTTTTTAATAAAACATTTGGAAGTTTGGTTTTTTATACACACGTGTGCGCTATATCATATACCATGGTTCTAGTAGTTGCATTATATGCAACAACTACTAGAACAATAAAGACATAGTATTCACAGTATATAATTATTTATGTGTTTTACTTGTTTTTTAGTTAAGAGTTGTTTATATTAGAATTGTAACAAAAAGGAAAATTATGAAAAAGTTGTTAGTTTGTTTAAGTTTGATTGTTTTTTCAAGCTGTTCTATACTACCTGTTAGACAAACAGAATCAGAATGGGTAAGTATCATAAACGTATGGGATTCTGATATAACTAAAGCACAGGCTAAGTTAATGAATGATTTCATGGAGAACAGTGTAGATTCTACTTGGACAGATACAGATGATGGTTGGATTAATGTTCACGGAACTAATGCAGCATTTGACACCGTAGTGGTGCAGGAGACAAGCCCTGAAGGTAAAAAAGGACATCAAATGTTATATTGGAAAGAGTAAATAACAGATTAATATGCAAGAGCTAAACGAAAAAGATATGGAGCGTTATGAGACAATGTCCAACGCTCGTCTTGAAGGAGAGTCTTTCGAAGACTATAAACAACGAAGAGTAATTACAAACAGAATGATTAAACAATACCTAAAAGGAAGAAGAATAAAATGAGTAAAGAACTAAAAACGATTAAAAAAAGAGAAGAAGAAGCTGTAACCCTTTACAATAAGGTAGCTAAAGAGATAGTTAGTCGCAACGAAGACAGGAAGGAAATAGTAGATGCGTGGGATTCCATTAGACCGCAGTTTGAAGATGCTTTTCGTTCAATCCTTAAATAAAGTATAAAATGAGACCAATAAACAAGATAATACTACACAGCACATACACACCTGAGGGTCGTGAGCACGATGTAGAAGACATTAGAGCTTGGCACATAGCTAGAGGATGGAAGGATATAGGTTATCACTACTTGATTCAGTTAGATGGTACTATAGAGCAGGGTCGTCCTTTAGACAATATAGGAGCTCATGCCAAAGGATACAACCAAGGTAGCATAGGTCTCGTTTATGTCGGAGGGATGTCATCTAGCGGAAGGACACCACAAGACACTAGAACACCTGAACAGATTAAGTCTATAAGTAAATTGGTTGATAGTCTGAACTTGGTTTTAGGCGGGAACTTGACCGTAATGGGTCACAACGAGGTTAGCTCTAAGGCTTGTCCTTGTTTCGATGTAGCAGAGGAATTCCCTCAGTACAGATAAAGAGAAAGGGGCTAATGCCCCTTCTTCTATTTTCTAAATCTTCTTACTAGCCTAGCTATCCTCTTAGGCTGTTTTACAAACTGTTTACCTTTCTTATTACCCTTAGCTTTAGCTGCATTTGTTGAAGCCTTCTCTTCAGGTGTTAACGCATTCCAAGCAGCCTTAGGCAGATACCTTTTCTTTCCTTCAGACTTAGAGCCATCCGATGTAGTCCACTGTTGAGATGTCCATTTACGTAGACTCTTTTGTGATTTACTTAGACTCATTAGTTTCTGTATCCTCCTCCGTTCTCTTTGTATCGCTTTGCTAAAAGCTGTGCCTTACGGGCAGACCATTGTCCTGCGCGACCACCTTTAGTCCCTGCCATAATTCTATTAAACAGATTCTTTCGCATAGTCGGCTTAGTGTAGTTTCCTGCCTCGTTTACTTTAGATTTAGTTTTCCCTCCTTTATCGTACTTAGGCTTATCGTGACCATACCCTTGTCTCTTTAAACGCAAGTGGTCAGCCATAGTCTTAGCCATGACAGCCTTCTTGCCCTTGTACATCATGTGAGGCTTAAACTTTTTCTTTACGTTCATTTTTTTGCTCTGTTTTTAGACTTTGTCAAAACCCCTAGATTTGCTCTAGAGTTATTCTGTAGGATTTCCATCTTTATGGTCTACGTCTTTTCCGTCACCCTTCTTAACTAATCCTAATGAAGCCAAAGCTCTACGAGCCATGTTTCTACTTGAACGGTTTTTACGCTGTTCTGATTTAGCATTATACCCCTTGTCGTATTTAGCCTTTTTAGCTTTAGCTTCAGGGTTATTGTTATAGAATGTTTGGGTTCTTTTTGCCATTACCACTTTACCTTATTAGCAACAGCTGTACACATATCAACAAACTCTTCTTGAGTATATCGCTGTTTGCACATATTAACCATCTTATGAACCCACTGAACATTTCCTTCAATGTATCCTTTTGATGAATCTATTCTATCTAAAGACGCTGTATTGCCGTTTACCTCCATAGCATCAATATCCCAATCTGTTAAAGCACATTTAAAGTCTTGTTCAATCAACAAGTCTGCTAGATATTCAAACGTAACGTCCCAATCCAAATCTCTTAAATCTGCGTTTACTTTGTATTTACGGCAGAAAGACTCTCTTAAAACATCCTTTACCCAACCCTTGTGAGAATTATTCTCAGGTTTTTTATTAGAGCAAGGTTTGCATTCCTTTCCCTCATTGTATGATGTAACAGCATAGTTACGCCTCAGATATGATTGCATATCGCCACAACTAGGACACGGTTTATACCAACGTCCATCTTCGCCTTTATATACTTTTTTTGGTAATTCTAAAGGGAAAGCCATAATGGTAGTATTAGAATCCACTTAACTTTATTAGCCCAATAAGCTGCACTTAAAACTCCTTTAGCTATGTTTCTAGCGTGACGAGCTTTAAAACTCTTTCTTCGGTTTCTGTGTGACTTAGACTCACCCTGTTTTTTAGGAGAGCCTGACACGCCTTGTTGACCGAATCGTATAGTCTTTACAGTGCTCCCTGACTTAGCTACAACAACGTGAGACTTAGTAGGATGGCTAGGGGTACGTTTTGGTTTGTTGTACCCGCTAACACCTATCCTTTTAAGAACACCATCTTTTTTCTTTACAGAAGCCATTATTTATTTATCGCTTACGCTTTTAGGAAAACCATAACTAGCTAATCTATCTTTAGTAGCTTTCGCTTTAGCCCGCTTAAAATTTTCATCTGTTCTGTCCATCCATTTTTCTTTCAAATAACGACTCGCTGTTATTCCGTCTTTTATATCATTCTTATATGCCCGTTCTTTATCAGCTTTTTTATTATGAGCTACAATATAGGCTTGCTCTTTTTTACTTGGTATGCCTCCGCCTTTGTTGTATTTAGGGATGTTGTTTTTTCTTGTTTTACGCGCCTTTGGTGCGGCAGCCCCTTTCTTTTTGGTTAGCTTTTTCTTTACTACTTTCATGTTACTTGTTTTTTAAGATATTAATTCCTTACTTTACTAGCTACTTCCTCTGCTTTCTATTTGCCTTAACTGACTCACGGACTTTTTTACGAGTCTTAGGAGCAGCAGCACCTGCAACAGCACCTGCAAACCAATCACCTGTACTCTTAATAACCTTTGCCTCGTCTAGTACAATTTTGCTATCTTCAGAGCGTTTAGTCTCCCTGTACTCCTTACGAGCAGCCTCTAGGTTTTTATTTTGCTTACTTGTGTTCTCTTTTTGAACAGCTACTTGAGTTTGTTTAGATTTTTTTACTCTAACCTTTTCTGCTGATTTTTCTTCGTTTTCCTTTTTTTTAGCCTCAGCTTCAGCAGCTAGGCGTTCTTTCTTTTCCTCAAGAGTTTCCTTCTTTCTTTTGTTTTTTACCTTGCCGCCTTCGTTGTAGGTATTCTTTTTTACTACCTTCATGTTATTTGTTTTTCAGGATATTGTTTTCTGCCCTAAGGACTTTGTTTTCTATTTCGAGTTCTTCAACCCTTCCTTCTAGCTCGACTATCCTTCCTGATAGATTAGCTCTTTCTTTTTCAGACTGAATAAAGTTATCATGGAGCTCGGTGATTCTGTCTTCTAGTCTAAGGTATCTTTTTTGTAAGTCTGCTATAAACTCATCCTTAGCTTCTATCAGAGCATTGTCTTTCTTTTCGTCGCCTTCTTTACGTTGCTTAAAATAATCCCAAGCTCCCTTAGAAGTAACTCCTGCTGCTAATGCAGCTACCGCTCCCCAAATCCCCGTTGAATCCATTAGATAGTTCTATTATTTGTCATAGTTGCAAATATACAAAAAATTAAGTATACCTGATATCGCTTTTTATTGCACTTGGAAGTTTGTTCTCAAGTTCTGTTTTAACCAACCCTGCGACTGCTGCGTATCCAAACTCATTCCAATGCTGATGGTCTGTTTGTAGAAATTGAGCATCCATATATCCATCGCCATCTAAATCTAAAACACCCATAATATCTATCAGAGAAACTAGGTCTGAGTTTTCTGAATACTCAGCTACAACCTCCTGCTGCCAAGTCCATATTTTCTCACCACCATCTTTAAGTTCCGCTATAGGAAATGTAGTATAAGACGCACCTACTGTAAAAGCACCTTCTATTATCGTAAGTATGCCCTGACTTATGTTATAGTCTAACAGCTTTCTTAGTTTGCTTTTTATTAAGTCTTCTGCTTCTGCATCGGTTAAAGGTTCTGCTCCTGTGTAACTAGCAGCCATTTGGAATCTAGTAATCGTCCCTCCGCTAGTAATAATACAGTCAGGATTGATGGAGTACAATCCTGTGCTCTTTTTTGTAGAAAGGTTCTTGAACGAAGATGGGGCTGAATCCCACCTGTTGTTAAAGTCTGTTTCATTTTTTGGATTGCTACTTGAGTCTAAATGAAGGTCTACCTCTTCTCTAAAGAATAACGCATTAATTGTGTATGAGTAAGCGTCAAAATTATCATGACTATGCAGAAAACTCCATTGAGATTTATTATCTATATCGGGTTCTGAAGCTAAATCACCTTGCTCTAAACCCCCGTAAAATAAGGAACTTGGACCGATTTGCGCAACCACAGAGCCTACGGGATTATTGTCCGTATACTCTATAGCTTTATCTCTAGTTATGTTTTCTTCTTTACTGAACGCTATGCTTCTTATCCTTCCGTCAAAGTAAAAGCTATCGGAAGTGGTATTGTTAGAACCTGTGAAAAATTGAGAAGCTCCCGATAATTCTGCTGTTCCTTCTGCTGAGTTGACAACAACTCCGTTAATAGCATAGAATTGGTCTCCTTCATGGTATTTTATAAGAACCTTGTTGAACTCGCCTAATCTGAAGTAAGACTTTGCATTAGTTTCATCTAATAAAAGATTCGTTGCTGTTCCCCTAACTATTACTTTAGACTTCATGTCTGACTCGCAGTATACCAAAACCCTGTTGTCTAGCGTAGTATCGCTAACACTAAGTGTAGGAAATTCTGTGCTGCTTCTCGGTGTATTAAACATAACATCGAGATACATATAAGCGTTTTCGTCAAATAAACTACTTCCTGTTATAGATAAGTTTTCGGCAGCTCTAACTATAGAAGTTCCCGAACGAGGAATAACGCTGCTAGGCTCTAGTCTTTTTTCTACAGTTGCTTCGTATAACGCTATGGTTTCATTTTCTCCACTCCAAAGTTCATTTCCATCAGAGTCTAAAAAATATATAGCGAACCTTGAGTTACCCGCACTAGAGGCAGACCCGCTCATGACTATTCTTTGATAGCCTGCTACGTCTAACGAAAACCTTCCTGTTGCGTTTGTCTCGCTAGAAACAGTCCCCAAGCCTAAATCATAAACAACAGAATCTTGCTCAACGTAAGAAGCATCAACTCTTTTTAGTTTTACTTTGCTAATATTCCCTATGTTTTTTACATGGATGGCAAATGAATAATTCTGACCTGTTAAAAAATTAACCAAGTCAGATGCTATTAAATATTCGCTTGAATCTCCTCCTAGGGTTATTCTAGATGCGTTGTTTTGATTTTCAGGGCTTAGTTCAGCACAATTCAAAACATCTACATTAAATGTATTCCAATATAAATTTTTGAAGCTGTTAGAGTCTTCTAATGCGTTTTCAGATTCAGTTTCAACGAGTAACGAAGAGCAATCACCGCCGTAAGCGTAATCATATCTAGGCGTGTTTACGGGAATTTCCCCTGATGTTACATAGTTATAAACACCGCTGCCAACAGAAATCATTGGCTTAGTAACTGTTATACTTCCTTGTGTTCCGCTAAGAACCCCATCAACATTAATAGGATAGGCTCTGTAATCATCTGTAGGTTCTTCACAAACAAAAGAACATCTGTAGAAGCCGTTTTCTGAGGCAGACATTTCAACCCCGTATGCGCCAACAGTTTTAGAAGCTGTAGCAACGCCTGTTTGTAAGTCAAAAGTAGCGTACTCAGAGCCACCTGATGTTTTGCTTACAGAAAGCGTAAGGTATCTAGAAGTCTCTTGTTTGGCTTCTATGTAATACCTCCTCTCTCCGTCTTCCGATATGAGTTGACCAAGATAAAGCAATCCCGTTTCGGAATCAACTACAGCCTCTGTTCCGTCGACTGTTACGTCAGCAGTAGATGTAGCCCAATCCGAACTTCCAAAATTCTTCGAAGAGCGTATGTTGTTTTCGCTGTATCTAGCAATGTATCCGTTTGAGTCTACATAGGTAGCGGGAAATCCACAAGCTCTTGTTACAGATAAGTCTCCTAATCCATTGTTGGGTTTAACAGAGTGTACTTTGCCTGACTTTCCCATTGCAGGTCTTCCGTCAAACCACATTGATGTAAAATCTACTTGACTCATTATAGTAAGTTGTATTTATCGATTAATTCATCTTCAGCGTCAGAAACACTAGCAGGAGTTGAGTTAAGAAAAACAACAGCCTTAAACATAGAGTTATTGAAAGAAGGAAGGTTTCCGTAACCTATCTGAATCTTTCTTTTATTCAATGTGTTACCTGTGGTCTTGACCAAATGAAAGTCACCAAAAACTTCATTATATATATCATCTCTAGTAGCTGAAGGAATTTCTGTCTTGTTTACATGGTATGACATAGAACTAAACTCGCCCGTATGAGGGTCTAAACCGCTTCCGCTTTGTGCTATCAAATGGTACTGACCACTGTTTTCTGTTCCTAAAACAACCGCATTGCCTGAAACTTTAACCACACTCAGCATTGTGAACGCAGTAGAGTTTGAGAGTTTTCTTTTAGTTAGTAGACCTGTTCCTGTATTTAATACTTGGTTTTCTATATACCCTAAGTAAACGCCTGATTTCGCTATGTACGGCATTAGCGCGGGGTCTGTGACTTCCGCATGACCTCCATTTACACCTTGGTCGTACCAAGTATGAACCAAAACATCTCCCCCTTGGGAAAAATTCACAATAGAGCTTGAGTCTATAAGCCCACCGTCAGAAAAACCTATATCTAAAGTCTCTCCATCAGAGTCTCTATATACTTTAAGGCATTTTCCAAAGTAGTCCCCTCTTTCTAAGAAAAGAGAAAAAACAGAAGCCGTTTCTATTCCTGATATATTTAACAAGCCTGTAACTGAGGATGGTGCTGTCGGGTTTAACTCCTCAATAACACTTTCCAAGCAGGACTCGCTGCCTACTAAGCCACCGTCAGATTCAACTCTCTCCAATATACTTGAAAGGTATATACTGTTGTAGCTAACAGCATCAGCTCCTGACGTATCTATGGAAAAAGTAAAAACATCATGACTCAGCTTTAGAGACACAGGAACTGCGCTCTGATTTTCTATTTGTATGCTTTTAATCATTCTTACTGAGTTACGTCTTCATTTATTGCAAAAAGACCGTAAAGCCAAGTTTGAACGTAAAGATTGTCTATTCTTGTGGACTCTAAATCATAAACATATCTCCCTGCTGTAGCAACAGATGCAGAGTCTATAGAGATTACTAGTCTACCTGTTGTCGAGTCAGAGTTCTTTGTATAAGTTACCGAAGCCTTGCTTATAACTACCGAATCTGAAGCGTCTCTTACTTCTAGCTCAAAACTATATAAAGACAAATCTATAGGACTTCCGTCAGCGTCTGTAAAATCAACAGTAAGAGAAAATGAATCTCCTTTTCTGCACGTAACATCTAGCCTTTTAGCTATGTCTAAGTTTACTAATGAATTTGTTGATGCCATTTTTTTGTCTATTATCCGTTGTTAATAAATTGTTGTAGGAAGTCATCTTCCTCTTCTACTGAATTATCTTCAAGCTCGCCTCTGTCTCCTTTTCGTTGTGATATTAGTTTAGACTGCTCAACTGCTTGTTTTTTAACACGCTCATCTTTACGGTCTTCCATAACTTTCTGAACCTCAGACTTTACGTTTCCTTGAGCCTCAGCTACTTGCTTAGAGTTAGCTCCTTTGAGTTTCTCAAGCTCCATTTCAAACTTGTACTTTAACTCCATTTCCTGCATCTTGAGATTACCTCTCATTTGCTCTTCCTGCATTCTTATTTGAGCTTTAAGCTGTTCTAACTGAGCATCAGACTGAGCCTTTGCTTGGGTAGCCTGCATATTGGCTTGAGCTTGAGCTTGGGAGTTTTGTTGAGCCATTTGCTGTAGTCTTTTTATTCTCTTTTGTCTGCGAACAACTAAGAGTCTTTCAGCTTGGTCAACATCCTTTAGTCTACGTATAGCTATAGCGTCCTCTAAGTCTAATTCCTTTTGAGCTATTGCCTGTGCGATGTTCTGCTCTAAGTATACTCTGTCCTTGTCATTCATCTCTGTTGTAACACCTACTCCAAAGTTATACATAGGAAGTTTTTCGAATTCTTTTATAATCTTCATAGAATCCTTCCCTATTGCTTTTTCGTAAGTCTTAAACAAGACAGAATCCTTAGGTAGTATCTGAAGGGATTTAATTACATCCTCACACACTTTCTTGTACAGAACCAATGAAGAATGAGTTATGTCGTAAATAGCGTTGTTAGCGGCAGCCATTTGCTGCTCACGAACACCTACTAAAGCATCCCCCTTTGGAGTTGAGCCGTCCATGGCTTCATTTATACCTGTAGCGTCACGAATCATTCGTAAATAATGGTTGTACAGGTTTATTAGTTCGTTTATGTTTCTTATCGAGTTGTTTATCTCCTTGATAGGAGGGTTTTGGAATCCACCTTCAGGATTCTTGCTACGGTAGTACATAACACCCGTTTGCTCGTAGATATCCTGCAACTCTAGAGGTGATAAATCACCACCCGCTCCTAGCTGTACATTTTCTAGACCTTCGATATCAATCATAATCCCATCAGGCTTTGCCTTAGCGATAGCTTGTTGAATCTTTAGGTGAGTAAGCTGTAGTTGGTCTGCGAATCCCGTGATTCCTCCAACCATAGACTTAGGCTTCATTCTACGTATATTTGTAGCTACAGCCGAGTAAGATAATGTTGTTCTAGATAAATCGTGTATGTTGCGTGGTTGGTTTTCTTTCTTTCCGTAGTTAACAATCATGTTACACCCCTCAAGATAAAGACCACCGTAGATGCACATTATATCCATGTAAAACGGCTTGCGCTCAAATACAGACTGAGTAGGCATCTTGTATTCCTCTCCCTTAAAGTAAAAGCCTATGTTGCCGTACTTAGAGTCCTTCTGTTCGTATACCTTGGTGTCTAATCCAATGAACTCAAAATCCAATACAGGTATCTTAAACTCATCATAACCGTAGGATGTAGTTCCGCTACTTTGGTCATAATGCGATTGACCGATAAGACTAGAATTGTTATCATACTTTCCTTTTACTTTTTGAGCCACCTTTAACCATTGGTCTTCGGTTAAGTCTTTAGCGATTCTTTTTAAGTCTAGTATAGACATCTGTCTTATCTCACCTGCGTAGACTAAATCACGCATAGCGAAATCATCAGTATGGGAATGAATAAACTCTGAAGGGTTTACGTATCTTTCAACTATACCGTAGTTTGGGTCGTTCTCTCTTTTAACAACAGCCATACCTGATACAACTAAATCTTCCACAGCTCTACGGAATGTAGTATCATTAAAGTCGTTCCACTCTAGGGTAAGGTTGGTTGCTATTTGTGCAGCAATCTCTGCTGCTACTTTTACATTCGTGTCTAGAAATATCTCAGCCTCCTCTACAGTATCAGGAAGAGCATCTAGGTTTTCACCTATCTCTACACCACTTTCTTTGATTTCTTTTAGAAAGTCTTTATTCTGTATTGTAGCTTTTACTCTAGCTTTTCTATTCTCTTTTTCAGAACGGGACACAGGGTCAACAGCCTCTACATTAGGGTAGGGTCTTCTAGAAAGTATCTTGTTTACTACTATCTTAACAAACTTAGGAACGATAGGAACAGGAGACCAATCTAAGTTAAGTAGAGTTCCGTCGCTGTTGTTAGGGTCTAACGTGTTAAGTATCTGTTTGTAGATTTCTGTAGACTGAGTTCCCTGAGCGTAATCTCTGTTATTCTCAAATTCTTTCTTTCTTGTCTGATATAAACCTGTGTTTGAATCTGTTCCTCCCCATTGAGATAAAATAGCTTTAGCATACTTGATTCCGTAAGCCTTTGACATCTTCTCCATTGATGGAGCTGCGGGGTTTGGAAAGTTTCCGATTTTCTTGTTTCCGTTCATTTCGTACGAATAAATGTTGTAATTGCAAAGATAATGAATTTTAAGTAAACAAAAAGGAGAGCCGAAGCCCTCCTTCTGTTTCTTTCAAATTTAATTACGGAGCATCCGTAACTATGTCTGAGGCGGTCATATTATACATTTGGAAAATACAATTTGCCTCTGTACCGCTGTCTTGAAGATAAGGAAATGTATCTCCGTCTCCCATTCTCCACCAATGCTTAGGCTCTGTGGTTAGCGTAGATAAATCGAAAGGATTACCACCATTATATATAGATGAAACATTTGCTGTTTGGTCGCTGTCCCATATAGCTAACTCGTCTATTTTTTCTCCCGCTAAAGTGTTTCCACTTATCAACTTACCGATTCTTAGGTTTTGACCGCTCAAAGCTCCACTCCAACCATAGTTGCTGTGAGTGTTTGCTGTACTTTGACTAACTCCATCAACAAATAGCTCAAATCTGCTGTAGTAGTTGCCTATACTTCCGCTTGATGCGCCTGTAGTTCCTCCGTCATAAGTATAGACTATATGCTGCCAAACATTATTTGCTAATGCGTTTGCTGACACCATTTTGATATTATTATTTGCACTACCGTACTGAAGCCTCAACTTGTGGGTGTTTGTCATTCTTATCTCTAGTATGCCACCGTTTGTGGTATCGTTAGAGCCGTAATACAATACAACCCTTCCGCTTGTTGTGTGCGTTGGCTTTATCCAAAAAGAAACAGTCCAAGCATCTGAAGAACCGCTACCATTTCCACTTCTTCCTAATGTACTATCTAATAGTGCTGCGTTTGCGCCTAAGTAATCCGAACTATTTAACTGAACGCTTTTAGTATTGGAAAAAAGAGGTGCAGAAACTGTTAAAACTATTGTTTCGGAATCTTCACCGTTGTAGTTGATTGCCTTTACAGGTATGTTGTAAGTACCTACTGCTAAAGACGAGCCACCTATAAGCTTTCTTAAATTTCCTTCTACTGTAGTTACTCCACTGACATTAGACAAGTCCCACTCAAATCCAACGCCATTGTCTGCTGTTAATTCGTAATTCAGAGTTTCTCCTTCTGTAAGCGAAACAGCCAAACTTGATGTTATAACAGGCGCGTCCGAAGACGAAGTCCCTGAGTTCTGAAACAGTGCGTTTAGTGTATTTATTTTATCGTTGTCGGTTCCTGATAAAGTTACCCCGTCTATAGAAACATTGTTAAGGTTTATGTTTGAGTAGTAAGTCTTTGAACCTGCGACAGACGTTATGCTCATTGTGTCGGACTCTAATACGGCGTGTATTGTATTTACAGGGAAGTAATCGCCTGTACTCATTATAACCGTATAGTCACGGGAATCCAAGTAAAAGTTAAATAAATCTGTATCCGATGCCACCTGCTGTCCTATGCTACCCAACACATTAGCTTCTTGAGTAATGTAGTCTGCGGCAGCTTGAGCGTTAGCAAAAGCATTACCATCAGCATCTAAAAACTCTGTGTAAGGTATTCTAAAGAACTCATATACTGTTCTTTCTTCTGTGACGGTTCTTACGTCATTCTTTATATTAACAGCATTTGAATCAACGCTGTCTACTTCACCGCTAAGGCAAGAGTTCCAATATACAGGGTTACTTGACCCCTGAAAGGTTACACAGTTACCTGCCTCGTTTCTTACAATTTTAACAGCCATATTTTTATTTATTTTGTAATAGTTACTAAAAGGGATAAAGGTTGAATTAACACAGGGTTGTCTGACTTAATTACAGGAAGAGTAATTGCATTGATGTCTTCGTTGGAAGCTAAGTAAGCCGTTGAAGTAACACGCTGTAGTTTAGTTTCACCTACAGTGCCTGTTCCGAAAAAATTTGTAGCCCCTTGTAAGAAAAACTCAAAAGTAATGTTATCTGAGCTGTCTCGTGTAGCCCACCATAAACCACTCTCTACGGTGGTGTTTTGAACCTGAGGGACGATATTGTAGTCAAAACGAACAGATACCAAATCACCTACACTCAAGCCATCTAAAGCGATAGTGCCCGTGTCAGTTGATTGATTGCCTGTCATACTTGATGCAGACCATCCCGAAAAGTCGTAATCTATAAGGGTGGTTGTTTTTCCTGCGGGTAAATGGTCACCTGCAAACATACCGAAACCTTCGAAGTTCATGTTCGGTGAAGGACTAGACCAATAAGGAGCATCAACAGTTTCATGCACTGTCCTGTCTAATCCAAACCTAAGATAGTCTCCATTTGTAGCGTTTTGTGTTGTGTAAGATACGCTGTTGCTTGAATCCCATACAAACCCTGTTAAATCTGTCTTAGCTTGAAACCCTCCTGTGAACTCATAACCCGACGAGTTTACAACCATTTCCAAGTTTGCTTTCTTTGTAGTCCCTGTGTCTGCTTGTGTTGTGTCGTTTGTGTCAACGACAGGGACGAACATCCCCGAACCATCCACGTTACCAACATTTGATAACTGAGATATTTTTGTATTAGGCATAGTTTATTTGTGTTTATTGTTCTATGTATTACTTTGTAAAAACCAATCATTACTGAGTGATTCCACCAAAGTCAGTGCTGCATCATATTTAGGATGCTTCAGTATAGCGTAATCCGTTCCGCTTGGATGTTCTGTAATAGATGCCCAATCGGTAGTGTAAATGCCATCATAACCCTCGCCTTCAACTACTAAAGTATTGTAGGCTACTAATTCTTCTTTATTTTGTGAGGTGTAGTACATTAGTATATTGAGTAGAAGTCGTTAATATTCGTTTCTATTCCACTTATATTAGAGCCTTGATTCGAATCATAAATTATAAATTCAGAAATCTTACCGCTATATAAAAAGCTTGAATTTCCGAATATTTGCCGAACACTCAATGCCGTTGTGTTTGAGGTAAAAGGTGAGTTATTCATTTCGCTTCCATTCCTTCTTAGCGTTAAAGATGTACCATTTCTTGAACCATTAAATAAAGAAAATTCATTTTCATCACCGACATCAGTTCCTATGTAATTATCACCGCCGTAATTGTATCTATAATTACCATCAATTTTAATATATCCACCTATTTTTGCTACAAATCCTGCGCCCTCGTTTATATGAATAATACTAAAATCATTTGCAGATATGGAAAGTCCTGTGAGTACACCATTGCCTCCTTGTATTGATGGCTTTCCACCTAATGTTATGGTAGTGCCACTACTCACGATTTGATTTTGACTAGATGCGTTTGTTTGCGTTGCATTACTGCCATTCCCACTTTGGTCATACCATACGGTTACAAATCCATCCGTACCGATACAAAAAGTCTCAAGGCTTGAAGTGTCAAGCTCGTTATCTACAAAACCAATATCTTGCTCCGTATTGTCGGAAGCTCTACGCACCTTAATAGCATTACCGCTATAGGAAGAGTCTAATAATCGTAAAGAGTAAGCTGCTGTTGCACCGCTATAGTCGTCAAGTAATCCTGTGAACAAACCTGCCACTTGAGTGGTCGCTACACTGCTTGCTGTATCACCACCTATAACATTGGTTTCTGTCTGTACAACCCGTAAATATTTATCCTCATCTGAAGATAGCGCGGTGTATGTAGAAGATGTAGCTCCGCTGATAGTAGACCAACCTGATACACCATCGTTACTAACCTCCCATTGTAATGTAGATGTTGGCGTTGGAGTACCCGAAACGCTTGCTGATGTAGCTGTAAGAACCTCATCGACCTTAGCCGTTCCACTTATCGTAGGCACACCGCTAATAACAGGAACAGTACCTGCAATATTTGTTATATCGTTGGAATCCTGATTAAGACTTCCTAAAGAATTTGTAGCAGTAACTACACAATCTATGTCTGTAGTGTAATCAGAGGCAGTTAATGTATAAGTGCTTGATGTTGCTCCGTTAATATCAATTCCGTCTCTACGCCATTGATAAGAAAACACTATGGTAGACACTCCCTGCCAAGTTCCGTCTGTTGTAGACAACACTTGGTCTACTTGAGCTGAACCACTTGCAAAAGGCAGTGCTAGATTAAACGGTAATCCTAAGACTACGCTTGTAGATGTCGAAGAAGCTGTATCAGTCCCTTGCCCGTTTGTTGATGTTTGTACAACCCTTAGGTACTTATTCTCGTCTGAAGATACTATTGTGTGTGTCGTAGATGTTTCTCCTGAGATGTCAGACCAACCGCTTATCCCGTCGTTGCTCACTTGCCACTGCAAAGAGTTTACAGGAGCAGGGTCTCCGCTTACTGAGGCTAATGTAGCTGTAACAACTTCTCCAAGTTCAATTACTCCACTTATCGTAGGCACACCGCTAATAACAGGTGTAATGCCCGCAATGTTTTCTACGGTATTAGACTCAGCGTCAACATTTCCTAGAGAGTTTGATGCTGTAACTACACAGTCTATATCAGTATCGTAATCAATAGTAACTAAGGTGTATGTGCTTGAATTAGCACCACTTATGTCGATACCATCTCTACGCCATTGGTAAGCGAATGTAATAGTAGGTACACCTACCCAAGTTCCATCCGTTGTGGATAGCGTTTGTCCTAATTCAGCAGTGCCACTTACCGCAGGTGATGTTGAGTTGAACGGCAATCCTAACGGTACGCTTGAAGACACTGAAGAAGCTGTATCGCTTCCTTGGTTGTTTGTAGCTGTCTGAACAACTCGTAAGTAATTTCCTGTATCAGAAGGCTGAACAACGTAAGACGAAGAGGTAGCTCCGCTAATCGAAGTCCACCCTGTCGAGCCGTCAGCACTGCTTTCCCACTGCCATGAAACAGTTGGAGTAGGGACGCCTGTAATCGTATCAGATGTTGCTATTAATGTTTGTCCTTCGTTCGGTACACCTAAAACTACAGGTATTCCTTCTATAACAGGAGGAGCAGAAGCTCCGTTAGCGTTTTCCATTATTATACAGCTCGTTCCATCCTCTTGAAGAATAGCATCACCATTTTCATCAAGAAGACAAGCGTTGTCAAACAAGTTGCTGCTCGCCTGACTAACGATAAACTGTAAACCGAATATATTACCTAAAGGCATTACTTAATGTATGCTATAAGTTCACCCGTCCCAACTGAGACTGCGGTAATGTTACCGTAGATAATCATTCCTTGCTGAAGGTCTCTACCGTTAAGGTCGTCACCGTTAGCTGTAGTTAATACTGTGTTCGTAGTGTTAGCTATGCAATAAACAGCTACATACTCTTCACCCGCAGGTTGAACAAATGTATTGTCTACTACACGGAATCCGTCTTGAGCAAAAGTCTGTCTACGGTATTCTGTTGGGTTTGTTAAATTAGCCATATCTTTTTTTTAATCTTGTGAATTGCAAATATACAAAAAAATTAAGCATTAGGTTTGTACCTTCTAAAGAATTCTTTTTTAGAGAAGTCTGTTCTTTTTACCTCTTTGTGCGGTGTCTGAGCACCGAGTAAGCACAACCCTGAGCTAATAGTTAAATCGTATTTAGTACGCTTATCTATCCTAAACCCAATCCAATCTTCTAGGGTTCTGTTGAAATACATCTTACCCACCTTTCCTGTTTCGGGGTCTTCCCCAACATGGTTGTGTATGTATGCCTCTATAGACTGAGCGTGTGCTTGCAGTATATCAGCTCCATTAGAAGGTATTCCTTTTGTTTTAGTTTTACTAGCAGCTCCGCCTAAATGTTTAGGTCTGTCCATCAAATACTCCAAGTACCCTCTTTGTTCAAAATACCTAGCTATACCGTACTTGTTGTTTTCTATAAGAACAGGATACCCAAAGAATACAGCAGCCATCAATACATCCTCGTAGAATATCTTAGCTAACGGAGGACGACTAGCGTACTCTGCGACAAAGACATTAGAAGGATAGCTCATGTTAAACTTGTTATAGAAGTGACAAGCTCCTTTAGAGCCTCTTCCGTCTACAGTACCATCTAAGTCATAACTATCGACACCCCCTATACCGATGTGGGGATTTGCAGCCATCCAATGACCGTTCCTGTGTCTAGTCTTCTTGTTTCTAGACTCTTCGGGCGGCATCCATGATAAACGCCACCTACCCTCGGGGTTGGGTTCGAAAACAACCTCTGAATCCGTCTCTCCATTTTTCCAATGGAAGTTCCCTACAATTACAGGGTCAGGGTACATCATTTCGTTTGCCTGTATTTGCTCGTATATCTTACCGATGTTAAATATAGAAGAGTCAACAGAATCTCTAAACGCTTCATCAGGAGAAAACGGAAACTGACGTATAACCTCGTTCAGCTCGTTAGCATCTCCTTTGAGTGCGTCTCTTTCGTTCAGCAGGTACGTACGAGCACCTATGCTCACGTAATCTCCGTCAATAGTCTGCACGGGCTCTTCAGGGTCTTCTATGATTGGATTCCCATAAACGTCAAAGAACCCCTCTAGGGCTTCGTAAGCAGGTATGAATATCCTATATAGCATAGAGCGAGTTCTGCCGTTAGCGTTACGCTCTGAAGGGTCTGAGTCAGCCCACAGGTCTTTGTACTGTTGACCACCTTTGTCCATGGGGTTTACAGTAGACCCAACAAGTGCAGTACCCACAATTTTCCTACCCACAATAAGACAAGTCCTGTTAATACGCCAAGCCTCTCTAATGTCTGCGGGTTTCTCCCACTTTCCTGCTTCATCTAAGAATAAGTAGTATAGACGCTCACCATCGTATGCGTTGTTCACAGTGTTGCGCCAATTAATAGTAGTGTTCAGTGCCTCACCTGCAACAGCAGACTTATTAGTCTTTGTGATACGTTTAGCAGGTTCACGGAAAGCTAACTCCATACGTGGGTTTGTAGTACCGTCCTGTATTGGCTTAAAGAAGAACGGGAAGTGCCTATACATAGACACAACCTTCTTCATGAATATATTGTCCTGAGCGTCCTTACCTGTCTTGGACATGATTCCTAAAACCTTATCCTTAACAACTGTGCCCTTGGCTAATAACTTACCTACAGCTATGTTTGTATATCCCGAACGTCTACACTTAACGAAGTTCTGCCCTACAGCTCTAGGGTCTACCTCACAAGCCTCTGCGTGAATCTGTAACTTTCTTTGGAACGCTAGGTAATACCCATAGAACGAACCATCTATCTTAGTCCACTGCAACAGCATATAATGGTCTCCTGTGATGTATGTAGGCACACCATTGTTATAAAACCAAAGACCTTCCACCCTGCGACGGAACTCTTCCTTAATGTAGTCCGTGTGCTTCTTTCTAAACTCCTTAGGCATATCCATCCAATCGTCCATGCTCTTGAGTTTAAACAAGTCGCTGCTTGGCTCGGCTCTTACCCAACGCTGTTCGCTTTTGGGCAGGTCGTGATAAAGTATATCCTCGTGTTTAGGCTGCTTAGGTAGCTGTATATTTAGCCCATCTATTTCTATTACCTTTCCTTTCGTGTCATTAGGACAGATATTTACGACCTCCTCGTCATACCCTATTATCTTTACTAGCCCTGCCATATCTACTTTTTACTAAATTTTTCGGCAAACCCCGCACCAAAGTCAGCTTCATCTTCGATTTCGCCTCCTTCGGATAAGCTCTTAATTGTCTCGTCTAACTCCTGTAGAGTTCTGAGCATCTCCCTAGCATCAGTTGTAGCTAACGCTATAGACTGTAGTTCTGCCTTTCTAGCAGAGCCACTTAGCTCATTATCAACGGGTTTGCGTATCTCGCCTATTAAGTTATCAATAGCAAGAGCCACGCTATGGCGCAGCTCTACAGCATAATCATAAGTTGATTTAACCTTTGACATAATAAATATCGTTTATCGACATTCTAAATACGTCACCATGTGGTTCGGGCAGTCTAATGCGATAGTCTGCGTTTTCCCTAAACCCTACAGTGTCTCCTACTTCAATGTCGGTTATTGATTGATTTTTCGCCTTTACCACACCTTCGGTGTTGGTTGTATCGGGCTGCACTAGCCCTAAAAACAGTCCTGATTCCGATTTCTCTTCTTCAATCTTTTCTTCGGGTGCTTCTAAGAATACCCAATTAGTTAGGGTAATTATCTCACCACTAGGCTTAATCACCCCAAAAGCATGACAGCTTCTCTCATTCGGGTCGTACGTCACCATGTAATGGTCGTCTCCAATTCCATACTTGTGCGTCTCCTGACACACATGGTGGTGAAATATCAATGTATCACCAACTCTAGCGGGTGTATCGTACTTCTCAGGGACAGCAGTTATCTCCCCGTAAGAGATACGTCCCTTGAAGTCATCAAATCTAGTATCCTTGTAAAGCTCAACTCCATTCAGATTAATAGTGTCTTCGTACAGTTTAGGAACTTTAACGATAAATTCAAATAAAGGTCTCATACTACTCGAATCTACAGTCAAATTCAACAATACAAGGCATATTTACTACCCATTTCCATAGGATAGTTCCTTCTCCTTCGACATCTATGTATATCAGAAAGCGTTCCTTGCCGTGCTTGTAGAGGTACGGCTCGTCAAACATGATTGCTGTTACCTGTCCTCCCCCTGCTCTCATTCCTAGGTAGTACGCCATTGCGTTCTTTGGGTCTTCACCTATAATGATTTTTCTTATTATATTTGAATTAGTTGACATCGTTATCTCCTTTTTTATTTAAGTAATCCATCCACTCATCAACACCCCAATCCTCTGTATCTTCTAGAGATTTAGGCATGACTTCCTTTGCTTCCTCCATTACGTCGTCGTTCATAATGGTGTATAACTGCTCCGCAGCGTCAAGTAGTTCGTCTAGCTCCTCGCTATCTGCAACCACAAAATCTGCTGTAGCGGCTAGCTTGGTAGCACCCTCGTCTGTTACGGTGTATAAACCCCCGATAAAAGTCATAGCAAAAGCGTCCTCAACGCCATATTGCTTGACGATACCCTTAATGCCGTCTAATTTGTCTTTAATTTCTTGGAAGAATTCTATTTTTTCCTCCTGAGATAGTTGTTTCATTGTAATTTAATTTGTATATACGCATAAAATAACGTATATTTGCAAATATAACAATTTAATATCAATTAATTTATCCACAATGCCTAAGTCTAGGACACATAAGAAGAAGAAAAACAGGGATTTCCTGATGCTTAACGACAAATACGTCAAAAGCAACTACATAAAATGGTTGGATTTAGCTGTTAAACACATAACAAAAGTAACAGACTTAACACAAGCTGAATTATACTTCTTGCTCTTCGCTTACGATTACGAATGGTTCACCAAATCCAAGATTGCGGAGGACTACGGACGCTCAGAAAAGAAACTTTACGAGAACATCCTGTTGCCTTTGCGTAAGAAGGGGTATTTAGAGAACTACTACAACCACGGAAAGACTAGCGCAGACATAGAACAGAGTCTAGGTATCACCCATACGCCCGATAAAATTGGAATGGCGCACAAGGGTCGTCACGCAGTGCAGCGTTTTTACAGAATGATAGATGGTTCAGAGGACATAGAGTACCACAACTAGCGTTTAGACTTACTTAACTGCCGCATTATGGTTCTAAGCGCAGAATCTGTACTCTTTTTTGTAGTTTTAGGTGGTTTACCGCCAAGTATACGAATAACAAAAGAAACAAAAGACAGCCCTAAACACAGAGCCGTGTACTTTAGTACGAATCTTAGGTATTTCTTTAAGTTTTTGTAATATCCCATTGCGGTGAAATTAGTTGCAGAATTGCCCTGCAAAGATACGGCACAAAAGATAAACATTTACCCATAATCCCTTTATTTACAGTGTGTCCACGGTACACATACCCCTAAAACAAACACAAAGAACAGCCTAAAATATTGTTATATCCTTGTTTAATACCAACAAATGTGTTAAATTCTTAACAAATAGGGGAATACCATTGACAATGTCGAAAATAATCACTACCTTTGCAGCAACCCTAATATTAAAAGACGACAGATTCAGGAGTCTTTTCAACTAAACACGACGGGTTTTCCAACAGACAAACCTCGCTCGTAACACATCTCTTCACAATTAGCCCATATTATACCCTTACGTGCGCACCTCGTTAGAACAGATTCTACCTCGTTACGCAGACAAGTATAATTCCCCCTCTGTGGGCTTATCTTTTTCACAGGTATACAACTCCCCCTTAAAAATGAAAAAAGCCCCCTGATGTAAAATTTAGAGGGTTATAAGGAATGTTTGGATGGTTATAAGGAATATTTGGAGTGTTATAAGGAATGTGGGGATTATACATACATACAGACGAATCGCAAGCAAAACCGAAACGCATCCCGAAACCCATGCCCCGTGACCGAAGGGAACGGCCCCAAAACCTTTTAGCTTTTTGTTCAGCCATTAGACTGACAGACTCAATCCATAGGAGTGTTTTGTTGGAGGGTAGGAGGATTAGAGGAGGGTTATAAGGAACGAGGGGA